CATCTGCGTTAAAACAATTTCATCACTATTCAATTATTGAAAATGAAAAAGGTTTTTATGCTGTTGATGATAGCATTATGCACCATCACAGCTATTTCGGCTCAACAGCCAACAAAAATGCCTCTTGTAGCGGGCGATACAGTAGTTAATACAGGCAGTGTTACGAAAGCTTTTACAGTAACAGCAGGTTATTCCACCCTTGGAGTACAGGCCAATCTTGTAAAAATTTCCGGAACTGTTGCCGGTAAAGTGTATTTGCAAAGCTGCCTGGACAATAGCCACTTTACTAATACTGATTCTGTTACAGTAACGGATATAGCAACTAATGTGGTTAGGTTTTCAAAACCCGCGCCATCAGATACCTATTACCGGGTAGTAGCTACAGGATCGGGTACCATGTCGGCAGTGTTAACAGTTTATTACGTGCCTAAAAAGTATCAAACTCCTTAATGCCAGATACACTTCAATACAGCAATGGCTTTGATCTGGACAAGATTAACAAAGCGCTCATCGGTAGGGTAGGTTGGTTACAATCTACCATTACCGGAGCGCCTGTTATGAATGCCATGAATTTAAAGTCGTTGAGTGGAAGGTTTTTTAATGATGGGAGTTTTCATGCACTGGTTAATATCAATAACCTGAAAGCGGTACAGGAAAATCCGCAAATATCAGATAGCGATTTTAATGCGCTTTTACAGCGTATGCAACAAGCAGCTATCCTTCGTTCGCTGAACGGAGTGTTAAATGAACCGGAGTACCTGGAACAATCGCTATTGTACAATCGTGCTACAAGAAATGATCAACCTGTTAACAATACAGGGATGTTCGTTGGGTATGAGATCAAAGTAGCGAATACGTTTGATGTTTCCGTACAGATCAATAGTGCAACTTTTCTTTTTGATACTGACTGTTTATTTACGCTTTACCTGTTTAAAGATGGCGTTAAAACGCCTGTATGGACTGGTGATATTAACCTGCAAGCGAATGAAAACACTGTAGTTGATTTATCTAATTGTGTTCTAAGCTATATAACTGCCGGTACGAAAGGCAACCGGTATTACCTGGGGTATTTTCAAAATGATCTCGGCGACGCAAGAGCGATCCAAGAACAAACATGGGATTGGAACAAGACGTGTACGTTTTCAGCTATGCCCGTAAGTGCGGCACAATTGAAAGATGATAACGGAGGGCTTGTAACAGATTTCGATCGTAACCAGCGGTATGAATCTTTGTTGCCCTTTGGCTTTAACCTGGAAGTAAGTGCCTTTCGTGATCATACCCAGCAGGTAGTAAAAAAAGCCTTTCTGTTTGATGAACTGGTGGGCCTTACAATGGCCTATATGTGTATCGAACAAATCTTATACAATACACGAAGCAATGATAAGCAACGAATTCTCTCTGATAATGCCGCGCAATTTGCTGCACAACTTGATCTTAACGGGGTTATGGCATTGCCAGATACTCCGCAAACGACAGGTTTGAAACAGCGGATCACAAGAGAACTGGAAAGAGTTAAAAAATCATTTTACCCCAAGCCAAAAGCTTTAACCGTAAGTCAATTCAATGTTAGTAACCCGACAGGATATAGTAGCAGGAATTGATGTTCCTATTGATGGGCTACAAAGGAAAATGTACCCCATTTTAAAGAAAGCCTGGAACATCAACAACGATCTTGACTATCAATGTTACTCACGTTGCTATAGAAACAAAATCAAAGACGGGTTTATAGCTGAGATATACACTGGGGTAGATGAATACAAAGAACTCTTTTTAGATGATACCCTAATAGCGCACTCTTTCTTCGGTGTTGGCGATGTTAAGATCGGATTACTGAACACAACCACTGTACACCTGGTGTTTTTCGTGAACCTGCAAAAAATTAAAGGTGGCAGACTTGATGAGCAAGTAAGGCTTGATGTTCACCAAATCCTCAATCAATATCCTTTTGGTTTTATTCCTACCAAGCAAGTAACAGGAGTAGAAAAGTCACTGGCTGAGTATGCTGGTTCTCGCAGAGATAACCGGTTACAGTTTGCTGATATGCACCCTTACCATGTTTTCAGGTTTGAGATGGATATAAGCTATAAGCCTTTTAAAAGTAATTGTTAAACAACAAAAATATTAACTATGGGAGCTGCTACTAAGGCGTGTAAAGTCGCCAATACAATAAAAAATACAGGCATTGAATGCGGCAAGTTCTTAGGCCCCGCTGCAATGCTTATCCCTGTCCCAAAAACACTGAAGTGGACAGATCAGGATATGGAGGATTTCACAGCGTATTTAAAAACGCAGATACATGCTGCCAGGGAATCACGTATTTTCCCTTTGTTCGGTAATGCTGCACCTATTCGTGATATCACACCATCAAAAGATAGTGATGTAATCGTGACTTTAGGTGATGGATCAAAGGTTTTCTTGTTATATGGTTTTATCAATACAGTGTACAGCACTACGGATGGCGGCCTATGTTTGGCACAGGTACTTCAATCCTTAAACCAGGCAGGATACAACATTATCAAAATTGATCAACTGGCCCAGGCAATGTTCAGAAACAACGGCGATGGTACATACAGTGGCCTTCGTTACAGTTTCATGTTTGCACCTTCTCCTGATGAGGCAGACTTCAAAAACCCTGCAAAAAACAATTTCCAAACGTCATTGTCTCCAATTGAATTGGTACAGAAAGGTGAAATCTACCAATTGGATTTCGATGTGTTGGACTTAATGGGGCTGATAGATTGTATTGTTACTGATGCAACCGGGTCCAGTACTACCAAATTAAAAATAGGTGTACAAACCGAATGCGCCGATACTGACTTGGTAGCATTATTAGGTTCACCACTTGCCACCCTTGGCAATTTCGTTATCACCAATAAAGCAACCGGAGCAACTGTTACAGCCTCAGCCGTTGCGATTGTTGGTGGTCACATTGAGTTAACCGGCACATTCACTTCAGCAGCTACATACACTGTAGCATTAGCTGCCCCTTCTGTATTGTTTACAAACAACATCGAAGGATATGAAGGTGTACAAAGCGTTGATATCCTTATTCCGTAATCCAAGCGATTAAATAACCTAACAGGGGGTGGGCAACCACCGTCTTTAAAAATAAAGACCATGAAAATATTTGGCGTAGATGTAAACGTAAAATTCTTTAAAGAGGCGCATGATAGCCTCGAATCTTTAAAGCAGGAAGCCGGGCAAATATTCGCCCACCTGGAAGATGATGCAGAAGCTGCCTACAAAGAGTTGTGGGAAGCAATTAAGCCCGCAGATGTGGAGATAGTGGAGAAGCCTAAAAAGACTAAGGCCACAACCATCCCTGCTACTGCAGCAAATGTAGCTTCTGCAACTGGTAATACTGATACTCCACCTGTAAATCCCGCGAATACCGCCGGAGCTGGCGCCGCTGTAAATAAAGAGTAGTAAACAAAAAAGGCGGTGGGCAACTGCCGCCTTTTTTAAATTCTCGCAAATGCCCTTAGATGATTTTGCAAATAAGATTGCCCAATTAGAGGCGTTTGATTTCGGCGAGGAGTTTACATCTATCGTTGGAAATAACACCGACAAACTGGACGACCTGCTTGCACAACAATTATCTACTGGCCGGGACGGTAATGGAGATCCGGTAAAGCTATACGATAAGGAAGTTTACCAGCCATCTACTATAGAACACAAAAAGAAATACGGTAAGGGGTTAGGAGCTATTACAGATCGTATCACGAATTATATGTCCGGTGATTTCTACAAGTCATTAGAGACCAAAATAGACGGGGATGCTTACCAGATAGATAGTGATGTGGCCTATTACAAATACATCATTGAAAGAAGTGGTGAACAAATCATGGAACTGGGAGAGCCAGTAAGAAAAGAGTTTGCTGAAGAAATAGTGCTACCTGAAATAAGCGAAGCACTGAAAGCCAAAACCGGGCTTGTTATCAATCAATGACCCAAATAAAATGCTTAGTACACCTCAAAATAAAATATTGTTTCCTGATACTATAATCAGCAAAGCCGGTGATTGTAGTATCAGGAAATTTATGTCTGCCTGGTTTGATGAAAAGTACAAAGTACTGATTATAGAAGGTGAACACGATGAAGCATTACTAAAGCAGGCATTTGAGCTGATCCACGCAGAGTATACAGACCTGGCAGAATTATTTCTGTCTGCCGAGTTTGAGAAAATGACCTACATATATTACTTGAATAACCGTATCAGCACAATCAAATATACGATTGGCTTACAAAAGGATTTTATCCGGGATTTCGGATTGCCATATATACCAGCCCTCCCTTTCTTTAAAAAATTCGGTCACTCCATTTATTGGGATACTACAACCAGTAATGTACCTGCCTTCTTGAAAATACTGGACCAGATAGAGGTAAAGGAAAAGAAGTATGAGGCACAGTTGAAGGCCAAAGAGAAAGAATTAGGGGACTTACAAGCAAGGAAAACAAGCAAAGAATTCACCCCGCTTCAAACCAGACATGCTTTTATTAAAACTCTCAACGGCCTTCAAAAAGCCGGGTACAGGATTGATAAAGAAAGTACAACGGTAGAAGAATTCGGGCTAATGATAAAAGAGCAAAAAAAGGAAAATGAACGCATAGCCGCTGAGGCAAAAAACAGGAAATAATGGCTGCACAAAACATCATATCATTAGGCTTTAATGTAGAAGAGCTTTCTGCAGAAAAGAAACAGGTCCTTGACATATACAAGGATATGTTTGATCAATTACGCGCCTATGATGGGTTAAAAGTAAGCCCTATTAATATTTCCGGGATTACAGAGCTAAAGAATTACGTACAGCAGAGTACTGCTGCAATGAATGAATTAAATGCCACCGTTCAAAACCTTAACAAAGCCTTATTAGAAAACTTTAACGCAGAACAAAATGCTGCCAGAGCTGCTGCCGCTTCATCAACAGCTAATGCAAATAAGAAAAAGACAGTTGACGAGGCCACGGCTGCCGAAAGAGAACATGCAAGAATTCTGGAAGCAACAATTACTACCCAGGCAAGAGTAAACGCGGCATCTACAGAAGCGGCACAAACATTGGCCAACGAAAGGGCACAATTACAACAGCGTAACCAGGATTTAAAGAATACGGCGCAATTACTTACTGCTGAAAGCAATAGTATAGCACAGGCACGCGCTCAGGTAAGATTATTATCTGCGGAAAGGAATAATTTAAACCTATCTACAGAAGAAGGCCGCAACAGGCTTATAGAATTAAATGCCGCTATAGATCAGAATAATGAATTTATAAAAACGAATTCTGACGCATTAAGCCAACAGAAAATAAACATCGGTAATTACGCCGGATCATTCAAAGAAGCATTCTCTGTATTAGAAACAGAATTGTCAAAGTTGCGTGAACAGCTTGCAAATGGAATAGGTGGGGATGATGCTATAAGAAAAGAACAGTTGTTAGTACAGCTCTTAGAAAATCTCTCACAGGCATTTTCATCTACCCGGCAGGAATCACGCGCGTTCCAGGAAGCAGCCATACAGTTAGGACTAGCCATAGGGCAACAAAGCGAACAGTTTTTGGCTTTTAACACCGCTGTCGGCGAGGCTCGGAATGAGATAGAGGATATTAAAGCAGCTACACAGTTTCAATCAAAGGATAACAAATTTCTGGTAGGCGCCATTGAAGCGGTTAACGGATTGGCGGGGGCATATAGTGCTGCTACTGGTGTGATCGAATTATTTGGAGATGAAGATGAACACCTGCAGGAATCAATGAAGAAGTTGCAGGCCCTGCTTGCCATTACTACCGGATTACAGCAGGTAGCAAATGCCCTGCAAACAGAAAGCGGTGCTGTACAATTAGCATTAGCTGCAAAGACACAGCTTTTAAATGCCGCCAAAATCGTTTACAACGCATTAACTGCGTCTGCTATAGTAGCGACAGAGGCCGAAACAGTAGCTATAATTGAGAACGCAGAAGCCAATGAGATTGCCAGTGTAGCTTCTGAAGAAGCGGCAGTAGCTGCCGAAGCATTAGCTGTAGCGGAAGGATCAGCCGCCGTTGCCGCCGAAGCTGCAACTGTGGCAACAGTTACCTGGCAAGAAGCTTTAATAGCAAGCGGTATAGGTGCAATAATAGTTGCCATTGGTGTTGCCGTTGTAGCAATAAGCAAGGCAATTTATAACTGGGTTACTGCTGATGCCCAGGCAATTAAAATGCAGGAAGCCCTTAACAAGATCATTAATGAGCAAAACGCAATCATTCAGAAGAATATTGAGCTTATTGATGAACGTTATAAAAACAGCCTTCAACAAGCTCAAAAGCAATTGGACCTTGAACAAGCTTCAGGACAAAACCAGGAAAGGCTTTTTGTTGCCCAAAAGAAAATATTCGATTTACAGAAGCAACAGGCAGACGCTAAATTATCTGAGAAGATAGCTCAGGCAGAAAAAGAATATGCAGAAGCCGGGGTGAAAGGATATGAGGCCTTAGATCTGGCAGAATCCGGTTACCTGGCCAAATATCGTAATTATAACGCTCAGATCATAGGATTGCAAAACGCTTTGGTAGATGCTACGAAAAACAAAGATGATAGTGCCAAAAAGGCTATTGCCACCAGGATTGAAAACTTATCGAAAGATGCAGAAGGTGCCAAAAAGAACGCTGATGATATCGCGAAAATAAGAGATGAGAGTTTTAAAGCAAACGAAGACCTGGCACAGTTACAGGTGGAAAGGGAAAAATATACTGCTGATCAATTGGCAAAAATTGTATCAGATAGGAACCAGCGCCGGTATGAAAATACCATAGCTGCTAATGAACAGATTTTGACTGCCGAGGATAGCTCATACAGCGATAGGTTAAAGGCTTTGAAGGGAAATTATGATGCAGAAAAAAAACTGGCCGCTGAAAATGTAGAAGCTATACAGGAATTAGCTAAGAGGGGCACAATAACCAGCATTAAAGATAATGGTAAGAATAGTGAAGAAGCTGACCAGTTAGAAGCTGTTCAGCATGATCTTACCCTGAAGAAAAAGAAGTTCCTGGATGATATCGATAAATTAAACCAGGATTACAATGATAGAAACCTTACCGCACAACTTGCCGCTAATAAGAACGAGATTGAAGCTGACCAGACAAAAAATGAAGCTATCTCTAAAGACGATCAACAGCAATTAGAGACAAGGTTTGCAGCTCTACAACAAAGTATTGTCGATCAGAAGAAGCTTATTGAAGATGATTACAATTATCAGTTGCAAATCGCACAGCAAACTGGTAAAACTCAGGATGAAATAATAGCTATTACTTCGGAACGAGACAAGAAATTGCTTCAGTTGACAGATGCCACACAGAAAGAAATCTATGACATTATTAAGAGCTATGGTGATCGTACGGCAAAAGAAATTGAAGCCAATGCCAAATTAAATAATAGCGCTGCAATCACTGAAACGTATAATAAGCAAGTAACTGCTCTTAATATATCTCTAGCGTCACGTCTAATCAGTTATACCAGATATCAACAGGAAAGAAGCAAATTAGATGATGCTTATTCAATAAATGTTCTTAGTAAACAAGTTGAAGCAGATCAAAAAGAATTATCTGAATTGCAACAACACGAACAAGATTTATTAAAGGTTAAAGCCGAAGCAGATGCAGAATTATATGCAGCAGAATCTAGTGGGGATCAAAATGATATAAATAATGCAGCCGCCAAATTAAAGGCTATACAGGATATTGAAAAAGATAATGCTGCTAAAATTCTTGAAACTAGATCGAAGTTAGGAAAGGATAGTTCACAGTTAACGGATGCTCAATTAAAGAAACGGTTAGAAGCCGAAAAGCTTTTACAAGCGAATGTTAAGGAGATAGAACAAAAAGCGTTTGATTTTGCAAAAAAGCTTATTGACGGTCAATACGAGGCAAAAATTAATTCGATTCAAAAGCAAATTGAGGCTACCGATGAACAATATAGTAAAGAAATATCAGCAGTTGGTGCTTCCTCTTTAGCCGCTCAAGATAAAGCTGCTTTAACTATACAATTACAGGCACAACAGAATGAGGCTGATAAAGCGGCTGCAAAAGAGCAAAAAAAATTAAAAGCAGATGAAGCAAAGGCAGATAGAGATTTTGCGGCAGCTAAAATTGTTTGGGATACAGCTTCTGCAATAGTTGCAACCCTAAAGGAATTCCCAGGACCTGTTGGATTTGCCTTAGCGGCCACTGTAGGGGCTCTGGGGGCCATTGAATTGGCAACATTATTTGCAACACCCATTCCCGCATATGCTCAGGGTACTGATAATCACCCAGGAGGTTTGGCAATAGTGGGCGAAAGAAAAGATAAAATACCTGAACTGGTAACAATGCCAGACGGCAGCTCATTTATTGCTACTCAGCCCGGCTTATTCGATTTACCAAAAGGCACTTCCGTTACTCCACTTGTAGAACAAGCATTTCAAAACATGTGTTATTCTCTTATGACTGATGTTTCCGGCCTGATGGCTGTTACCGAAGGTATAGAGAACAGGCAACGAAATGAAGGCTGGCAACAAACAAGGTATATGGTAAGCGAATTATCTGCCGCTATGAAGCGCAACAACAAGCAAATAAAAAATATTGTTCATACACACACATCCATCGATTTAGGATTTGAAGCCTATAAAATGGAAAAAATATTTGGGATTAAGAACTAATGGGACGGCCAAACAAACAAGTATATTATTTTTTAGCTGATGCGAATAATCGTACATACTCTGTGGTGTATGATAGCAAAGGTTTTCCTACTGTTAAAAAGAATAGTAGCCCTACGCCATTACGCTATAACCCGGCCAATGCCAATAATAGCCCGTTGCAGCTTGCAACAAATCAAAAGTATTTTTCCCTTAACAGGACCATCACCTATCCTTTAAAGTTTGTAAAAGATGGCGCCGATATTTTAAGGTATTGCGATTACAAAGGTACCGGGTACGAATCGGTTGTTTACCTGATCATAGTACAGTGGAATAGTGATGCCGGGTGTTACAAACTGGCTTATAAAGGGAAGATTGATTTTAGTAAAAAGCAGGATGATCCTAAAACTGGGTTTACAATTTCCACCCTGGATGATAGTGCGTGGAGTATTCTTGCTGCCAATGATTCAACCACCTACCAGATCGATTGTTCACCTACAAATCCAAAGGCAATAAAGGTGCTGTTTGATGGCATCACATTGCCAAACAAGTACAATTTTCAATCGGTTTCTGCACCATTGGAGGTAACGGATGCCAATAACAATAACATAACTATTCCGGTTGTTTATATCAATGCGGATGGGGATAGCTCGGGTATTATTACAAACAGTCAAACCTTTCAATCGTTTGGCAGTACTACGGCGTATGCTTCCACTTCTTCAAACTATTTGTTTTCTTCTGTATACCCTACTACAATACGTATACAAGGTAGCTTTTCCTTTACCTGGCAGATTCTAAACAATCACAACCCAGGGTTGTTAATATGGTTTCAAACCAGCTTGGATACATTGCCTTTACCTACCAGCAGGTATATAGTGAATAATAGCAAGGGAGGTTTAATACCAGGGTACACTTACCAGGTACCCATTGACATTACCATTAACCTTGGAGCAAACGAGAGTGTATTTTTAATAGGCGAAATGAATGCCTCAACGATTGACCATTTCAAAATAACACCAGTACAGACAAACATTTTTGTTTCCACAACTACCAAGGTGCAGCCAACAACAGCGTACGCCCTGCGCCCTTTGGATCTGCTGCAAGGAATTGTTAGTAAAGCCACAGAAGGTAAGTACACTATTCAAAGTAATTATTTCAGTATAAACAATAAGCGAGTACTACTAAGTGGGGATAGCGTGCGTAATATTCCAGGAGCTTACATTCAAACCAGCTTTGAGGACTGGTTTAAAAGCTTCAATCCTACAAACTTTTTGGCGCTGCGTATAATTGACGGGACGCTTTGGGTAGAACCTGCAACAGATGTATACAATAGTGATAATGTAATAATGGACGCAGGGGAGGTTTCTGACTTTATTTTAACGCCTGCAACTGAGTATATCGGGAATGCCATTACCGTCGGCTCTCCAAAGCAGGATTACCAACACCCGAACGGTAGGTATGAATTCAATTCTATCAATAGTTTTTCTTTACCTGTAACGACTGTACAGAAAACTATCGATCTAACAACGAAGTATAGAACAGATGGCTACGGGATCGAATTCATAAGACTGGATTTGCAAGGCAGTGGAACAACCGACAATTTGGGGGATACCAATGTATTCATGGTAGACATAACGGACGAAACGGAAAGTGCCGCTACTGAGATACCCACATTTGTTACGGTTACGATTAATAATTCACCTTTAGCACCATTTATACGCTCACCTTTTGCAAGCGACTACATAACATATAATAAGCCCACTGTAAAAGGAATTGCGCCAGCTAATACCCAGGTTGGCGTATTGATAGATAACTTATTTGATGGCTTCACAACTTCTGATAGTTTAGGCAATTATAGCTATGACGTACAGACAGCGTTACAGCCATATTCTGAAATTGTCAATCCTGATGGATCTGTTACAGTGGTTCATACAGGGGTACATGTTATCAGTGTAGCCTTTACGGATGGTGCCGGGCATGTAGCCGATGGATCACAGGTTAATAGTGTTACGGTTACTATCGATACACGTTCAACGACTGCCATATTAATTACATCTCCCACAAATGGGGACAGCCTCTATAATAATAAACCCGTTATCAAGGGAGTAGCACAACAGGGAACAGTAGTTGCCATTATGATTGATGGCGTCCTTTTGGGTAATGTTACCGCAGATGGTTCTTGCAAGTGGCAAATACAGGCCCCGGTGCTTACCAATCAAACACATACAATAGAAGCAACTGCAGGAGCTGCCAGTAGTAATATCTCCTTTTTTGTTGATTCTAATGTGGCATTCCCGTTGATCACATCCTTTATCGATGGGTTTCCGATCATTAATAATCTGCCGTTAATTGAAGGCGTTGCAATACCGGGTACAGTCGTAAGTCTTTACTTAAACTATATATCCACCACTATTTTAGGTACAGCTACTGCAGACCCGAACGGTAACTGGTCCTACCAGGTTGTACCGATTGGGCCCCCGGCAGATCCTCAGATTCTCTTTTTGCCCAATGGCGCCCAAATCATTAGTACCTCTTTAGTAAATGAAGTGGTATCGATCAATGTAGTAGGGTATAAACTGGACCGACCAAATTACGATTTGATTACCGGGGTCCCTGATAACTCAGTATTTAACACCAAGTTAAGCCCAATGCGTATGCTTCGGGCCTGGGATAGCTATTTTAAAAGCATACTGTTTCAACAGCCTACAGGCCAAATTGCTTTTCAGGCAGGTGATAAAAACGTGCAGTTAAAAACATCATTGAATGGTGTAACCGTAGCAGAAAACGCCAATGTTAATGTAAGTGATATGGGCAATCCTCTTTTCCTGCCAATTAACGTGGCTTTTAAAACAAAGGTGCCCGACACATTCAATTCAATATTTCAAAACTTCAACGGGGGAGGGGTAATAAGAATAGGATACCAGGGTAGTGATATATACTGCCTTCCTATCGGTACGATGAGCATGAACAGCATAACCGATGAGGCGCAAAGCTGGAAATTACTATTAAGCCCTCGAACAAGCTTAACCACTCTTTTGAATTTATCTAACCCCGGTTTATTCATAACGCTCATGAAAAACGCCTTATACATCGCAAATACAAATCCTTTACACTTAGTAAAGTATGATTATACAGGTCCTGCCAAATACAATTCGGTAGATATTTTTGACGATTGGTTTAATAACCGCAATGATCGTTGGACAGAAAACCCGGATTATCTGCAAAAATGGCAAACGAGTGATGTAATCAAACAGCAGATTGTTACCAATGGCTTAACTGATATCACGCTAAAGATGTACAGGTGCCTGGATGCTTCACTTGTTGACACATTCACATTTAACCCGGTAGCCAATGCTCCTATACCTGTTCCTGATATCGTACAGGAGGTAACTATTGATTTTAGCCCTTATGACCCAGATCAATACTTTTTTGTTCTATATACCGGTGCAACACCTGTGGCAATTAGCGAACGTATTGAAACGGCTGTTAAATGGGCCAATACAATATTAATAGAGGCATATAATTCTAAAAATCTTCCCGGATGCTTCTATTCTACCGGCTTCCAAAGTGTAATTAGGGTTGAAGGATTGCTGATGAAGTGGCAACCATCCCTGAGTATCATTACCAATACCGACGAGGTGGGAGATAACCAGTTATTGCATAGCGTACCTTCTCAAAAAAGGACATTGCTGATAGGCGATGCAAGGGGCCTGCCTGATTGGCTATACCTGAAAATCAAAGACATGCTTTTGCTTGACCAGGTAAGTATTGAAGGGCTTGCTTATGTATTGCCTGATGATTCAAAGCTTGAACCCAATATTACGGACGGTTACCCAATGTATTACTACCAGTTAGATATAAACCCTGCTACGAACGAGTTTGGGGCAACGTTCGCAGGCGCAAGCGCTACAGATCGAAACTCTGTAACCTTAGTAGTAGATGCTTCTGCCTTTGGTATATCTACCGGCGTAATAAATATTGAACTTGATAATAACTAAAATGTATGAGTACAGTTAATTTAAGCATATATACAATTGCATACCCAACAATAACCGATCGGTTAAAGGCGGTTGTGTATAAAAGATCTGATCCTTTGGCTGAAGTTGCCAGCATCATTGATAGCAATGTAGGACACCCCGCCCGGATATGGACTTTCCCGGGATTAGATAGGACTAACTATAATTTCCAGCTTCAGCAATTAAATGCCCTCGGCCAGGTAGTTGATCTACTTGCAAATTTTGATGTGGTACCGGATGCCATTGCCGGCACATTGGTAAGAGCTGAGGAGCAGATTGAAGCTGATGTAACAACCGGGTTTTTGTCGGGTGCCAATTCTGTAACATTTGATGGTACAGGTGGTAAAGCTGATTGGAGAGGTTGGAACATTAACCCGGAAAGGATAGGTATAGGTACCATGAAGAGGGGGCTTGATTATTCCTATGATATTACTACAGGTACGTTCGCTTTGTTGGTAAATGGAGATACTTTTCAACCTAATGAATGGTTTAACATAGTATTTGACGCCCAGGCAAACACTACTGGTGGGAGCGTTAGTACAAATAATGATTTCCCTATACAGTTAATAACTACTAATATAGTACTTACCCCCGCGGACTTTGGCACCCATCTGATCATTGAACCCGCTGGCGTTTATATGGAAGTAACATTGCCGGATCTTGCCACAATTGTAGCAGGGCGTAAACTAACCATTGAAATAGGCGGTGTTGGGTTTAAATGTGTCAAATTTCAAACTATTGGCGGCCAGGTAATAAACTACCTGCAGCCTGATAGGATAGTATTATTTGGTTGCCCCAATGAATCGTTTTCTATTTACAAGTTTGTGCGGGATCCTTTGAATTCTGTTTATGAATATAGGATAGCAGATGAAGGCAGTTGCAATTTCAAGAATGTAGGCGAAACCGTTAAAGAGTATTCAACCTCTGATATGGTTTTTAATAAAGTGCTAAGAGATGGAGGCGGGGCAAACGGGTTAAATGTAACGCAGTTTGCCAGACACTACAATGAATTCGTTTTACAGTTGCCACCATCTCGGGTAGTTAATTATGATGATTGGGCAACCGGTAATAACAGATACCTGCATTCCTTAGCAAACAGTAGTAATCCGGCTTTTGCTGGATATTATAGAATTCCTGATACAAGAGGATTATTTGAAAGGAATAATAATACTGGCAACGCAGGAGATTACCAGCTAGACGATATTAAGCCGCATAATCACGGAGTAGGATTGTTTAATGGTAAAACAATAAAGGGCGATCAAGGATATTCCGTAAGTAATGCTTCTAAGGTAATAGTATATGGAGCAACAAATAACGGCTCGATGCAAGAATTTACAGCAGATCAATGGACAGCAAAAACAGGCACAACAGAAACCAGACCTGTAAACGTAGCTGTGAATAACTATGAGCGCATTTAAGTATTGGCATTAACTAAAAATCATACATTTATAAATATGAAAAATTTGCTAAAAATATGGCCTATACTGCTAAATATTTTAGTATTTAATGCCAGTTTCGGGCAGGGCGGTTGGACTAAACCCAACAATGGATATGGTGTTATACAAAACGGCCTATCCGTTGATAGTGCTTTATTGATACCAACATTCAATGGCATTCCTCACCTTGCCAGGTATAACTTAGGTAAAATCGCTTTGAGTGCAGATAGCACTACCGGAAAAGTGTACCGGTTTAACCCTCATGATAGTTCCTGGGCAGAAATAGGAGGGAATAACCTTGATACATTCGCTACCAATCTTAAAGTAACAGGCACAACTTTCGGGAAGTATAATGATGGTGATAGTATCCAGGCAAAGGGCAAAACTGCTAACCAGGTAATCAGCGATGCGATCGTAAAGTGTAACCACCCTACCTATACAAATCCTACTGCAAGTATTACTGGAAGCCCGGCGGCTGGAAGCTATGAGCGCGGAACTTCTTTAAGTCTCACCTTTTCTTCGACGTTTACACAAAATAATGCCGGTACTGTAGGCACTACTACATACAATAAAAATGGGTTGGCTTTATCTGGCAATACAGATGCTATTACTCTGTCAGCGAATACAACCTATACCGTCACTAAAACGTATGCCCAGGGAGCCTGTATAAACGATAATTGTGGTAACCAAGACTGTACCGGCAGAATCAATACCGGGAGTGTTACAAGCTCTGCCATAACCTATTCAATCTATGATAAACGTTATTATGGCTTTTTAAATAGCCAGACACCTACCAATACTCAGATACTTGCCTTAACGCAGGATAACAATGGTAGTACTGGTACATTGTCATTATCAAATATTTCTCCTTCGGGGTCGCAGTTTCTGGCATATTTCACAAAAGGAACAGTAACGCATGTAACTGTAAATGCTATTCCTTCTGATGCTGCATTTACGTTCACTACTTACACTGTGACAAATGCGCAAGGTGTATCACAGACGTACACTTATGTATATAGCAATAATGCTCAAACATCTACATTAACAAGCGTACAATTCAATTAGTATGAAAAAGCTTCTTCTTATATTTTCCCTTTTATTTTCGGTAGCATCCTTTGGCCAGGGGGCATTTCAGCCTGATGGAAGTTTGGGGCCAACTGGGAATTACTTTATTACCAGGTTTGGGAAAGCTCAAACTGGATATTGGCCACTCACCAGAATTACCGAAAGAGATAGCATTCCCAGTTGGCAATTAACCATTGGTATGGAGGTTTACGTAAGGCAACGTGATAGTAGTTATATATTAATGGATACTACAAGTGGAGTTAGAACTTGGTTTGCATATAAAAAAGGTTCATTCATAGTAACGTATGCCACTTCTGGAGATGTAAAGGATAGTATTATGACTACGCTGAGGCTCCGTGATAGCCTAACAGCATACGTAACGCCTACACGTTTCCTAACCCTCTTCGATACAAGATTGGCAACAAAAACAACGGACAATCTTGCGGAAGGTAGCATCAATTTATACTTTACCAATGCTCGCGCCAGATCGGCGATTAGCTTAACCACAACCGGCACAAGTGGGTTAGCTACTTATAACTCAACAACTGGTGCTTTGAATGTTCCGGCATATCAGTCGCAATTGTTCGGGACAGGCTATTTGCGGATGTCTGGCACATCGCAAAATTATGATGCAGTTATTCCAATAGGCGGGGGTGGAACTGGAAGTAGTACGCAAAATTGGGTGGACTTAACCACGAACCAAACTGCCGCTGGAAATAAAACATGGTCCAGTAATACACAGTTTAACGGCTATATTAACCAGACTGTTACAAGCACTACTAATAGTAACATGTATAAGCCTAACGTGTTTTTACATACGCTTAACATGCGTGCTACGGCTAATGACACGGCTAGTGCCTATCAGTTTTTCAACATATTCAATTTAGGGTCAACTAATCAGACTATACGCGGGTTAGAGATTGTACATGATGTACGTGTGACAGATGGCTTAGCGTTATTGACTTATCTAAATAGTGGCAACTCTACAATTACACCAGGTACAGGTTATGTAGATGGCGTGTACAATAATGTTGTTATGACAGGTAACACCGGCTTAGGTGCTTTATTCACTATAACAGTAGTAAGTGGCCGTGTTTCATCTGTACAGGTCACAGCTTCAGGTAGCGGGTATACTTGGTGGGGCGGTAATTTAACGGCAAATAATTCTTTCTTAGGTGGATCAGGTAGCGGCTTTGTGTGGGCAGGCCCACAATATCAAAGTGTATTCGCAACTGTAGGTATACAAAATAGCTCTTCTGCTGCTGTATCTATAAGCCTGGTTAAGCCTAATAATAGTGGCATGTCTGGCCAACAAAGTGGCGGCAATTTCATATCTTTTATGGTTAACGGCCAGTTCGCGGGGGGCGTAGGATATACTAATTTCGGAAACACAGCTAACTTGGGTTTCTTTGATAATAATGGTGGTGGCGCTGGCGCTGAAGCTTTTGGCGTATCTGTATCTGCAGGAATGTACGTACGACGTGCGTTCAACTCTTTTAACATTGCGTCTTTTGGACAAAGTGTAACCACAACATCATCTACTCCTATACTTTTTACCATAGGAAGTGCAGCTAATTATACGCCTAATGCTTCAGGGATTTTAGAAGCCATGCGTATATCTGGTACTGCATATCCTACAGCTAATAGTAATATCTCTTACGGTGGCCTACATGTTAATACCACTTATAGGTCTGGTATACCTACTGCTTATACAGTATTAAACCCTGGTAGTGGATATACTCAAGGGGTGTATCAGGTTGGGTTTTCAGGGGGGCATGGAACTTTCGTAGATAATGTTAATGTTACGGTTTCAGCAGCGGGTGTAGTTACTGCTGCCGGACCTTCAGGTAATAATAAAAATAATGGTTATCAAGTAGGGGATACTCTAACATTGGCGGCTTTTGGAGGAGGAACCGGAGCAACCATTAAAGTGGGTTCTATTGTAACAGGTGGCCTGAGCCTGGATTATACAAATGAAAATGGACATGTATATTTTAATACCAAAAGCGGCAGTACAGTAATTGGTAAAGATACCTCGTATAAATCTCCCACATCAACATTAGAAGTAGGCGGCTCAGTTGCATTTTCTTTCGTTACTAAAACCGCCAATTATACACTTACTGCAGCAGATCATACAGTGAGGATAGATGCAAGTAGTGGTAGCATTACTGCAACACTTCCAACGGCCAGTACATGCCCGGGGAGAGTATATGTTATTAAGAAAATAGACGCTTCAGCAAATACGGTTACTGTGTCCGGATCTATCGACGGGGTTTCAAGCAAAATTTATTCAACACAATTTTCAGGCACTTCTGTTCAGTCTAATGGCAGTACCTGGGATATAATCGCAAACTTTTAAAGTATGAAAAAGGGCTTTATCCTCTTAATCTCAGCAGTTGCATTATGTGCTACATCGTTCGCGCAAACAACGCCAGTCGTTCAAATAACTACTGCCACCTCTGGAACCGTAACTGTAATTAATACACAACAAAACGTTGCGGTGATCCATGATGCTGGATTAACGGTATCTCTTACTCTGGCACTTCCTACCAACCCATTGGATGGGCAAATAGTAACCTTTTGTTCAAGTGGTGGGGTAACAACGGTAACCATTACCGCAGTTGTAGGCACAGTAGTAAATCTTATTACTTCTTTGGCTTCCGGCGGGAGTGCTGCATATATGTATAGCGTAGCTAGTAATAAATGGTATAAGCTACGGTAGTAAAATATTTTTCAACCCTTTAACATAACTGATAATGGATATAATGGAACTACTCGCTGGCAGGATAGAAAGCATTGATGAAAACGTAAAAGAAATACTTGTGCAAACGACTAAAACAAATGGCCGAGTAAATACTCATGATCGCCAGCTTGAACAGTTACAACGAGATGTTAAAGGGCTGGAAGCTAGCAAGAATATTACGAAAGGTAGAGATAAAGCCGTATGGGTTATGCTTACTGTTGTTGGCATTATCATAGGCTATTTTATTCAAAATTTTTTAACCAAACACTAAGTATATGAAGTTCCTAAATGCCTTAAAAGAACACATAACAGAATTGTTAGCATTGATTATTACTCTTTGCTCTTTTGCCTTTCTGTTTCTTATCTCCCTGCATGAAATCCCCAAAGAGAATAAGGATATAACCAATATTACTATTGGCTTTGTTTTAGGCTCTTTTGTAGCGGGGGTTGCTGGCTACTATTTTGGAGCAAGCAAACAAAAACCGACTGCTGGACCTAATCCACCTTCATTACCAAATATTTAGTTATGAAAATAATATTCACATTGCTTGTCCTATGTATTATGTCCGGCTGTGGCGTGGTACATAAGGACATTTCAACACAAAGCTCCCGTATAGATAGCAGCAGCTTGACTAAGCTACAAAAAACTGCATCTGCAAAAAATGATAGTACAAGCATAAAGACTACTGATAGTACAAACAAGAAAAGTGAACGAGTAGCAACGTATAGTGGTTATGAGTTTGTCTTTGACACACAGGATACGGCGGGGGAAGATACAGCAATAGAAAAGCCCATTGTATTCACAAAAACGGATAATGGCTTTACTCTGGATGCCGGCGGCAGGAAGTTGAAAGACTTTAAAGCTATTGATAGCAGTAAACAACAATCAAAAAGCAAAAGTTCCGTAAAGACTGCCGATAGCACACATGTAGTGAAATCCGATACAACCAGTAAAAAAAAGGCAACATTAGTTACCCTGAAGAAGCAAGATGATGCTTCTAACAAAAAGGTAGATCGAATTGCGTTGCCTTGGTACTTCTATGTAATAGCAATAGCTGCATTGGCCGGGGGGATATTCTTTTGGTGGAAGAAAAAGGAAGCCACTGCATTAAAAACAATCCTTCCATATTCAACACCTAAAAACGATACATAACAATGAAACATTTATTGTTTATGGCCATCTTAATGGCCTTTACTATTGCCGGTAATTGCCAGCATACCATTGAGGTAAAACATACCTATTATACTATTGAATTCGATACAGTCCTGAAATCGCCACTGATTAGTTGGTACGTACAAACAACGGCACACGCAACAGCCGCTACTAAGATTGATCGTAAGAGCGTTGCCGCCTTCCATCAGGACCCGTTAATAGATTCAAGGTGCCAGGTTGCGAATGATCAACAGTATAGGAATAATGGGCATTTTGATAAAGGGCATCTATCACCGTATTCTGCGTTTTATTTTGATTCAATCGCAGCGAGGGAATCCATGTACTATACCAATACCGCACCTCAGTATAGCTTTTTTAACGAACACCCCTGGGAGAAGCTGGAACAATATGTATTAAAGACATTGGCACCCATTCATGATAGCATTGTTGTTTACACAGGCTGTTTGTATGATTCATCCAAAATGAATAATGTGCCAATTCCGACCGCTTATTGGAAAGTAATTGTATACAACGGGATTACAGAAGCATGGTTAGCCAATAATGAGATAACTGATAATACGGATTATGAGCGTTACAAATGTGATCCGGTAAATCTTCGGTTTATTATTAGGAGATACTACCCGGCGTTACAAATCCCATTTTAAAAGCATTTTATAACCACTAAATAAAAAAGTAAAATACTATGAAGTACTCACCAACAGACATTGCACGTCAATTTTTATTTATAAGAGAGGCCGGGCAGAACACCGGCCAAAGGGTAGAAGCCATCCAAAAATGGAGTGGAGGCAGCAAGGGCGATAGCTGGTGTTGCGAGTTTGCCACATTGGTTTTGGATATTTGTTTTCAGGGCGCCTCACCGGTTCCACGCCTGCAGGCTTGCCAGGATGTTTACGATCTGGCAAAAAAGAATGGATGGCTTACCGATACTCCTGTTAAGGATGATCTGTTTTTATACGTAAACGCAGATGATCACGCCCACCACATTGGCATTGTTACCGCTGATGGGGGTACACCAGGTATTGCTGGTAACACTTCTGAAGATGGCACAAGTTCTAACGGCGACAGAGTTGCAGAACATGCACTTACAACAAATCCGGCACTTATAAAATTTGTTCATTTCCCTCGGGGTTAATCCCCTTTTTTCATAAGCAGTTAGTTTTGGTTTACGGCCTGGGTTTCCACCCGGGCCTTTTTATTATGGTTTACGGGAAACCGTAATGCCCGGCGTTAGGTTGCTGTTATTCTTAAAAGCAAAGTAGTAAAAGAACATTGCCTTGGTAACCTGAGATATTGGTTTATTGCCATTGATCAGCGCAGATAATTGCGTTTTGTTCAGGCCGGTATCAGCCTCTATATCTTTCAATTTTGTACCAAGAGTAAGCATGTGGTCATTTATCCATGAAGCATCCACTTCATTTACTGGCGTTTCTTCATACACCTTTGGCTGTACAATTACTTTTCGATTACCGGCATGTTTGTCAAATAGTGCATGGACTGTCTCAATAAGCCGTTGTTTATCCGCATAGTTTTTGGACGGAGTACGGCCCTGAATTACCTGTATAATTATCTGCTTATCGGTAACCTCTTTTATTTTAAAGGAAATATTCGAATAACGCCTATGCATAGCAGCGCCGTATTCCAGCTTGTTTATTTCTTCCTGGCTTAAACCTATTGCTTCTAATAAGGCCAGGTTAGCGATTTTGTTTTGCATGACATAAAATTTTTAAATTGATGAAAAAGGGGGAGGAGTACTCCCCCTGATTGTTACATTATAACCATTTCAAATAGTTGGTTTCAATGTTGTAGATTGCTAACTGTTCATTTTCAATACCTGCCTGAGTTGCTTCATCTTCATTGTTGAAGACCATAACAGCATCCCAGTAGAACAGTTCCTCATCTTGCCAACCACCTATTGTTTTTGAGGTTTTTAATGCGACCTCCAACGCTCTGTTTAATCCTTCCAGCCCAAAGCTGTTTTGTGTTTCTTTCTTAGCAACCACCCAACCTCTTGTTATAAATTGAAGATTTGGGAGGCTAACTGTAAAGCCTGAAGGATTTTCTTGTGCAATTACTTGCAACTGGTCAATTAAACCCATATTATAAAGTGGCATTTCTATTGCGGAGCCTACCGCTTGTGTTTCAAAGAACTTTGATAACTCAAAGATAATAAAAGTTATCAAATAGCAAACATTTTAATGTTCTTTTTTTTCTTCTTTACCTTTAAATATGGAGTTTAATATTGTAATTGTGAATGATCAGAAGGAGTACAAGTTGAATGTAAAGTTGATATGGTATGATTCTACCTTTGAGCACTACCAGGTAAAAGGCAAGAATAAAAGCATCGTATTGGAGACAAACCGGCGATTGCTATTTAATAGAGGATTGAAGCATAAACGGCCAACCTGGAAGCTAATTGAAGGACAGGGGTATAATATGGGCATTTTGGAGAAGATACAGGATGAAATTTTGAAAGTGGTAACCTTCTAATTTATTAGCTATGCATTAGCTTTTTTAAATTTTTATCGTATTGTGTTGATAATCAATTTTCTTAACCAATATATAGAAATCCTGACGCGGTCACTAAAGCTTCCTTTAAAAGCCTGCATTTGCAGGCTTTTTTCATGTAACCCTTATCTGTATTGATTCTTGTAATGTGATTTTATGGTATTCGATGTGATTTAATGGATTAAAAAGCTATAAATTCGTTAGCTATTTGTTAGCTAATGAAATATGCCGTCAAACTATTGCTTTGGAAAGAAGGGCTACGAGAAGATAATACAATGCCTGTTTATATCAAGATCACAGTAAATGGCAAGGTTTCATATCTCACGACAGGTCATTATATCAATAAAACCTACTGGGATGATAAGACCCAGACAATTAAGTCGGGGCACCCTCATGCCCAACAACTCAACCCGGACATACAGAGTAGAAAGCAACAAATCATACAAAAGATAGCTGAATACCAGGTAGTAGGGAAAGAAACTACTGCAGCGGCCATAAAAGCCCTTTTTCAAGGCAAAGACATGACCAATATTTTTGAGTTTGCCCTAAAATATATGGAAGAGGTGAAACATAAGAGAGCAGCCGGCACATTGGTAAACTACAGAAAGCATCTCAATAAGCTTGCAAAGTATCATGGATCTAGGGAATTGAATTTTGAGGAGATAACGCATGATTACCTCGTTAAATATGAATCATGGTTACGTGAAGAAGAAGGGCATGGACAAAGCAATTACCTATATGATGTATGGAAAATATTAAAAGCGCTTTTTAATGCAGCCAAAAAAAGAGGTATTATAACAAACTATCCATTTACATCTTACGATAGCCCTACATATACGCCCCCGGATAAAGACTACCTAACAATGGAAGAGTTGGCCGATTGGGAAGAATATTCTTTAAACGCTGTTGGCAAGATGCAGCAACAGGCATCTCTTTACCTATTGCTAGGGGCATATTCAGGATTACGGGTGAGTGACTGGTATTTATTCGATATCAATAAAAATATAGTAGGGGATAGAATAAGATTAAGAGCTAAGAAGAATGGGGGATATGTCAGTATGCCAATATCAGCACCATTGCGCCGTGTTTTGGGCCGAATGAAGGATTTGCCGCTTACTATCTCTGAAATACTTATAAATAGGGCCTTAAAAGCTATTGCAGCCAAGTTGGGAATAAATAAGAAGATTACAACGCATACAGGGCGCCATACGTTTGCTGTAACAATTTGTTTAGGTAATCGAATAAGTAGTGAAACCTCTGCCGAGCTGATGGGTATTACATTGCAAACCTTCGTAGATAATTATAGCCAGGTAACAGATGCAAAAATAGATAGGGAGACGCAGGAAGCCTGGGAAGCATTGGCCTAAGAAACGGCCACGTGTTCGCCATTTGTGTAAGTCCAGGGTATGTTTATAGCAGATAACCTTTTTTGGTAGTATTCAGTTGATTGTGCTATTGTCTTTTTTATATTGTCATTTAAACCAGCAAGCCCTTTTAAAATATTAAACTGGTAATCTTCAAGATCATTTGAAGCAAAAATAATATCAGAAGTGAGAAGAGCTATTGCATCATGCTTACCTGCTTCTATTTTACTAAAAACATAAGAAATATCTATTTGCCCTTTAAGGATCGCCACAGTTCTTTTAGCAACGTTGAAATCTGGTTTAGTATTGTCTACAAGAATACCCCATGATTTCAATATTTCAATCATTTTTAGTGATCTGCTATCATTTAAAGCATCTTTGTACGGATTATAGGCCGCTGTATAAAAAACAGTCAGGATAGCCGTAAACTCGTTAAAACGTACATTTTTAAGCATATCGTTTTGAATTATTGCAAATATCTCTTTTGCTGATTTCTTTGGATAAGCCAGTTTGTAATATTCCTGCCCATAAGTAGCAACCTTTGCAAATGATGGTTCTGTAAGTAACGATTTATAATAAAGTTTTTTTATCTGCTCAAACGCAGCTTTTTGCAATTGCTTTCTTTTATGGTCCTCACCAGCCATTGCAAGAAAGTAACAGGCAATAACTATCAATATCCCAGTTAGAAAAACAAAAGGCATTTATATAAATTAATTACTTGTGGTTACTTATATGTTATCCCAAAATCAAAAACATTACTTGTAGAGGAAGGGGTTTTATCAGTTACTGTTATTTCTTTAAATTCTATTTTGGGGAAGCTTATAAGGATTGAAGTAATAATATCAGATAGCAAAAAAACATCTTTCCCTCTTTCACTCAAAGCCTGCAATGGTTTTTTGCATAATTGTATGTAGGCATCATTATACTTCTTGATTAGATTATCTCGTTCTAATTTTTTTTTGTTGTTAGTAAGATAGGGAGCAGTCGAAAGGCTATCAATCTTTTTTTGATAAAAAATAATGCTGTCCGCATAAGTATTGTAAATGTCTTTCACATCAGCATTAAAAAAGGTGCTTGTAGGAGTATATTTTAAGATAGCAAACATCTCTTCAGGTGAAGAGGTTGTATTTTTTGATTCTACCAATAATAGATAATTGCCTGGTTGAAGATTATCAAATGAGAAATTGCCAATAACATCACATTTTGCTTGTTTAACTATGGAAGAGGGCTTATAAAATAAATAAGCAGTACTGCCAGCATCAGGGCGAGTGCCTACAAAATCATTATACTTATAAAAAGCATTTCCTTTTATTGTGCAAGACTGAGCAGAAAGCCGAAAAGAAAATAATATTATGCAAAGGGGGATTAGTACACTTTTTCTCATACAGTAATTTTAAATTGTTTTGGTGGTGGCGCACTTCTTTTTAAATGCCTTCTAAATATCCAAAGTTGTTTTAACTCACTGATATCAAAAAGCACTTGTCCATATTCCTCTTCGTTATCACTGATCAATACCCATTCATTATGAGACTTCGCAAAAATCCTTTTTATAAGGATTCTAGTATCGGTCACAAGTACGTAAATATAAAAGTTTCTAATATCTTCCCAATCTACCTGTGGTACTTGACTTGCTAACACAATATCCCCGTTAGCAAATGTTGGGTGCATGCTATTACCTTCTATCTCAAAATATCGCCAAACAGCGCCATGGTAGGTAATACCTGGTGGAAGAGCATATTTCTCTAAGGTATCAACATAATCAGTTTGATCATAAGATCTTACATAGCCGGCTTGGGCCTTAATTGATACAAGAGGGGCTTTATAAAAATCATCTTTATTCTTTTTATTTCTGCGAGTAACCGTATACGATTCCTGTGGCTCTTCCATTTTATAAATCAAATCAGGGTTGTCATTGTTAGAAATCTCACTTTTTTTAGGTGGAAATTTATCAATTAGTAAGTTTAAAAGTGCTTCTGAATTGTTTTTCTTGGCTTGTGAAAGATATTCTCTACTGTAATTTATGCTTTCTGCAATCTCAATCTGCGTCAATCCATACTCTTTTTTTATTCTTTCAAGCACGTTTGATATGTCTTTATTAGAATTCATTTAATAAAAGTTTGTTTTATTGTAAGATTTCTAAATTTGTTATAAATCTCACTTTTATTTTAAAATGTGAGAAATCTTACCTTATCTTTGACTTGTCAATTAAGGTAATCAAATATACAAACTCATGGCAAGCAAACTGAAAGACGAGGTAAAAGAAGCGATAATGAATAACCCAACGCTTTTTGGCTTAGTAGCAAATTCACTCAAAATAAGGCCGATCTCTCTACCTCAGATGTTCAAAAGGGATTCTACCAGGTTAATAGAGTTCGATGTGCTTAACACAGTCTCTACCTATTTGCAAAAAGAACCTTCTGAACTACTTGTCGAGTGCTAAAATAACCCCCTATACGCTTTAAACAATCCCTATGAAATATTCCTTACATAATCCAACACAAAACCACACAAATGAGCACACCGAACTTAAAAAGTTTTATCCATCTACCTAATTCGGAAGACTGGATACCATTAGAAGAAGCAAGAAAGCTTTTAAAAAATGGCCGGGGCATTCAAAAGAAATCAATGCTTAACCGGGTTTACAAAAACAACTTCCCGGACGGCGCAGTAGCAAAATCACTAAGAGGCAATTACTTCTTTAACAAGAACAAGTTAATAGGACTGGAATGAGTATCGAAGCATTACAACGTGAAGTTACTGCACTTAGACGTGACGTAAAAATACTTCGCAATCTGGTGGAGAAACAAAATCCAGATGAGCACTGGGTACCGGCTACATACATCACGGATCTAACAGGCTGGAAAGCAGAAGACATGAGACGTGTACGCCGGCAGAATCTTATAAAGCACAAACGTAATGCTGAAAGCAACTGGGTGTACTTACTTGAATCCTTACCGCAACAATTCATAATAAAGAAGTAATGCAAATAATCATAGGCATATATACTGTTTCCGCTGTTTGGATGATAAGCGTGTTGGCGGTAAACACACTGCTTTTAAAACGAAGCAAGCATAGCAAATGGTGGAACAGTAGAATATGTAACCTTATTAGCAGTGAGAAGATAGAAGACTATCCGAACCTAAACCTGTTACAACAAACTAACTGATATGAAATACCGGGTGCATGTTGAATATTATGGTGAAAACAGGTGTATTAAAACAATGGTCTACGCAACAGATGATCATTCAGATGCCTCACGATTTGCGGATTACTATCGCCCTAAAATTGGTAACGGCACATACTTGGCGGTTAAAACGGAAAAAATATAAACTAACTGATATGACAACAACATTTGTTTCTACAACGATCTTTTCGCTTATAGCTGTTGCTATACTGGCTTTTGGGTTAGGCTATTTCTATTGCCATTATAAAAACTTCAAGCCATGACCTCAACCTTAGCAATAACAGCGCTAATAGTGTTTGTACTACGTTCTTTCTCCAAAGCTATTAAAGTGCTTAAAGATGATCACGAAGCACTGGACCTCTAACACTTGTTTATTCATACAACACATATAACAATGAACAATCGTCCTAAAACATTTGCACAGGCTTGTAAGGCCACCGGCGAAGACCTCAAAGCCGATAAATTCACGAAAGGGGCAAAGGATACTATTGCTTATGAAAAGCTAAAGGTGATCACCAAAGCTATTAACGGCACCTGGCAAGCTGATTGGAGTAATGGTAATCAACGCAAGTGGATTGTATACACAGAATACAACTCTACTAAAAAGCGTCTTGTCTTCAACTACGTCTTCTTCTGGTACGCGAACGCCTTCGTTAGTTCCCGCCTTTGCTTCGAGACTAAAGAAGGCGCTGAATACGCAGCTACAACTTTTGAAAAGCTCTATCACGACTTTCTTTTCTAACCTTTTTACATCACTATCTCAATACATATAAAATGAATCGTCCTGAAACTTTTGAACAGGCTTGTGCCATCACCGGCGATAATCCGACCGATGAAAGATTTACTACTGGTCCTGTTGATGAAATCGCTCACCGTAAACTAAAAGTTATTGCTGCAGCAATTAATGGCAATTGGAAAGCTGATTGGAATAATAAGCAGCGAAAATACTTTGCTTTATTCTACAGTAATGGCTCTCGTCTTGTCTTCTCCTACGTCAACCTCTGGTGCGCGTTCGCCAGCGTTAGTTCCCGCCTTTGCTTCCATAATGAAGAGGACGCAAAATACTTTGGTACTCAATTCATTGACCTACATAACGACTTTTTAAATAGTTGATGCTATCGCGGCGAAGCCGGTTAGCCTTAACACGGGATTTTGGGATAACTCTCTCAGAATTTAAGGGTTGAACCCGGTTATTCTTAACTGGGTTCTTTTAAAATACTTTTCTATAAATGCCCTTGAATACCCATTAAAATTAACATCACCTAAAACAAATAAAAATGCAAAAACCAGACGAACTAAAACGGTGTGGTGGCCCAAAAGAAAAAGGGGTAGCCAGTGAAGAATCAACCGACGGGAGTATAGAGTTTGAGGTTAACGAATCAGATGCCAACGAAGTAAACTTTCCAGAGCACTACGCTATAGGTGGTGAATAACTCCCATTTTTTTAAACTGTCATTATTCAATTATTAAATAAAACACATGACTAACATCAATCTATCTATTGTCGCTTCCAATGCGGAAGAACTTTTTGAAACTCTGCGCGGTCTGGCTGGTGGCTCGGCACTTGTACCAGGTACACAGGCAGCGCCTGTTAAAGAAATCAAGCCGGTAACTAAACCTGCTAGTAACAAAGCCATTGCCGCACATGCACAAAATACTCCAAAAGAAGAAGATGAAGAAACCACAATCGAAGAGGTGAGAGCTGCTGTTAAAAAGCAGACAGATGCCGGTAAAAGAGATGAAGTAAAAGCGTTATTAACTGAGTATGGCGCTGGCAAACTCTCTGAATTAGATCCTGTCAATTTCACTGCTTTTGTTGAAAAAATAAACGAACTCTAATGCCGCACGCCGTACTATCTCCCTCCGGGGCTTCGCGTTGGTTAAGCTGTACACCTTCTGCGAGATTGGAACAGCAATTTCCTGATAGGTCCGGGCAAGCTGCTGCCGAAGGAACATTGGCGCATGCTTTAAGTGAACTTATCATAAAAGAGAAACTGGGCAACGTTGCTAAAGTCGCTTTTAAAAGAGCGTTTGATGTAATCGCCAAGAATGATTTGTACGATAACGCCATGTTAGACCATGCAGAAGAGTATGCAACCTTCGTAATGGAGAGACTTGCAGAAGCACAAGCGCATACACGTGATGCAATCATCTTCCTGGAACAAAAGCTGAACCTAACCGATTATGTACCGGAGGGATTTGGTACAGGTGATGTGATCATTATTGCAAACAGTGTTCTTGATATTATCGATTTGAAGTACGGTAAAGGCGTTCCGGTGTTTGCAGATAACAATAAGCAAATGATGCTTTACGCTCTTGGCGCTCTGCGGGAATACGATTTCATGTATGATATTGATACGGTTCGTATGACCATTTACCAACCTCGTTTGGATACAATATCTACGTGGGAAATACCCGTGATCGAATTGAGAGAATGGGCAGAAACCGAACTGAAACCAAGGGCTGAAATGGCTTTCAAAGGTGAAGGTGAATTTGTAGCCGGCAAACACTGCCAGTTCTGTAAAGCAAAAGCTGTTTGTAAGGCTAATGCAGATCATCAATTAGTGCTTGCACAGTTTGACTTCAAGCAAGCCGTTTTATTAAACGACCAAGAAATAGCTGATATACTTGATCGTGCCAAAGACTTCACCAACTGGTTAACCGCTGTAACCGACTACGCTTTAGCTGAGGCTATCGACAATAATAAGAAATGGCCAGGTTACAAGTTAGTAGAAGGGCGTAGCAACAGAAAGTATCTTGATGAAACCTCTGTTGCCAATAAGCTTACTTCCAGCGGCTTTGATGAAGAAGTGATTTACTCTAAAAAGCTGCTTGACATCACTGCCATGGAAAAAGAGATCGGCAAAGCAGAGTTCAACAAACTTTTAGCTGATTTGACTATCAAGCCACCAGGTAAACCAACCCTTGTTCCTAATAGCGATAAACGCCCTGAGTTCAATACAGAAGAAGCCGCACAGGCGGACTTTAAGGACGTTGTCGTGACTGAATAAATAACCTCTTTTTTCACTATTTAACACTAAAACAAATGAGCGCAGAAGCAAACGTAGCAACGAAAGTTGTAACCTCTCTTGTTCGGTTGAGCTACCTACATATATGGGAACCGGCTGCCGTAGAAGAAGGGCAGGAAAAAAAGTATTCTGCTTCTTTAATTATCCCTAAGAGCGATAAGGCTTTGATTAAAAAAATTAAGGCCGCTATTGAAGCTGCAAAAGAAGCAGGTAAAACAAGCAAGTTCGGCGGTAAGATTCCCGCTAACTGGAAAAACCCATTACGTGATGGAGACGCAGACAGGCCCGACGACGAAGCCTATGCAGACAGTTTTTTTATTAACGCTAATTGTAAAACACAACCTGGTGTTGTTGATAAAAAGCTTAATAAGATCATGGACCAGGACGAAGTATACAGCGGCTGTTATGGATATGCCAGTGTTACTTTCTATCCTTTCAATACCAATGGTAGTAAAGGTGTGGCCTGTGGACTTAACCACATTATGAAAGTTAAAGACGGTGAGCCGTTAGGTGGTCGTGCTACTGCTGAATCTGATTTTGCAGAGATAGTTGTAGAAGACGAGGATTTCGCCAGTCCTGACGAAGACGATTTATTAGGTTAATCACTCAATACCCCGCTAAACAGTAAAGCGCCTTGGTTCAAAGGCGCTTTCTTTTAAACCTCAAAAATGTTCTTTTATGGTTACTTATACTGATACCACGCTTATGCCCTTTGGTAAGTACAAAGGCAAAACCATGGCAAATGTTCCGGCAGCCTACTTGATGTTTTTATACAAAGAAGGTGTAACGCATCCGGGCGTTAAACAATACATCAATGATAACCTTGATGTTTTACAGCAGGAAGAAGCTAAAACCAAGAAACGCTAATGAATACCCTTGCGATAGATATTGAAACATACAGCTCGACTGATCTTATAAAATCAGGGGTATACAAATACGTGGAAGCTAAAGACTTTGATGTATTACTATTCGCCTATCAATTCAATAATGAGCCTATCGAAGTTATAGACCTGGCACAAGGCGAAGAAATCCCCCACAGGATAATGGATGCGCTTTTTAATATGAACGTTCTTAAAACCGCTTACAACGCAAATTTTGAAAGGACGTGTTTACAAAAGTATTTATTGCGTAAGCTACCATCAACCGAATGGGAATGCACCCAGGTAAAAGGCTCAATGCTTGGTCTGCCTCTGAATCTTGATGCAGCGGCAAAAGCTCTAAGACTTGAACAAAAAAAGGATACTGCCGGTAAAGCGTTGATAAAGTTTTTTTCTCTCCCCTGCAAACCAACCAAGGCAAATGGCGAGAGAACACGCAACTTACCACATCACGATATTGAAAAGTGGAACCAGTTTAAAGAATACTGCCGGCAGGACGTTGCAGTGGAGAAAGCAATTAATAAGAAAATAGCATTTTTTGAAATACCGGCTAATGAAAAAAAGCTTTGGCGGTTGGATCAAAGAATTAACGATAAAGGTGTTTTAATCGATCCTGTATTTGTACAGAACGCCATTGATTTTGATATTAACTACCGGGAAAGGCTCTACACGGAAGCCATAGCCCTAACAGGCATTACTAACCCAAACAGCGCCGCGCAGTTAAAGGAATGGATAGAAGAACAAACAGGAGAGGCCGTTAAAAGCCTTACTAAAGAATCAGTACCTGTACTTCTCAGTGAAATAGATTGCCAGCAAGTAAAGCGCATGCTTCAAATAAGACAGGAAATGTCTAAAACTTCTGTAAAGAAGTATGAGGCAATGATGAACGTATTGTGTGGAGATAAAAGGGTTAGGGGCTTATTACAATATTACGGCGCTAACCGTACCGGTAGATGGGCAGGGCGTTTGGTTCAGGTTCAGAATCTACCCAAGAACCAGTTAAAGGATTTAGACTTAGCCCGTCAACTGGTTAAAGAAAACGATTTGGAGCTGCTGGAAATGTTATTCAGTAATGTTCCTGATACCCTCTCACAACTCATTAGAACTGCTTTTGTAGCATCTCCGGGGCATCGCTTCATCGTTGCGGATTTCTCAGCGATAGAAGCCCGTGTAATTGCCTGGTTAGCTGGTGAGAAATGGAGGCTTGATGTGTTTAACACGCATGGCAAAATCTATGAAGCCTCCGCAGCTCAGATGTTCAAAATACCAATTGAGAAAGTAACCAAAGGATCGGACCTGCGCCAAAAAGGTAAAGTATCCGAATTGGCTTTGGGCTACCAGGGCGGTCCTGATGCCTTAGTGAGAATGGGAGCATTAAAAATGGGGCTATTAGAAGAAGAACTACCAAGGTTGGTAAAGATGTGGCGCAATGCTAACCGGGCAATCGTTAATTACTGGAAAAAAGTAGAAGAGGCGGCAATAGAAGCCTTTACTAATGGCACTGTTGAGACAGTAGGCAACGGGATAAAATTCTATACCTCAAATGATATTCTATTTATCGAATTGCCAAGCGGTAGAAAACTTTCCTACCTGCGGCCTAAGCTAAAACCAAACAGATTTAACAGTGAATCCCTGACTTATGAAGGAATGGACCAGACCAGTAAACAATGGGGCAGCCAGGATACCTACGGGGGTAAACTGGTGGAGAACATTGTACAGGCTGTAGCAAGGGATTGTCTGGCAGATGTAATGCTGAGACTGGATAATGCCGGTTATGAAATTGTGATGCACGTACATGATGAAGTTGTTCTGGAAATGCCCGAACGAAAAGGGAGTGTGCAAGAAGTAAATGCCATCATGGGGCAACAAATATCATGGGCGAGAGGATTACCCCTGACTGCTGAGAGCTATGAAACCTATTACTACAGAAAGGATTAAAAGAAATACGATGCAATCAAACTTACATTTTACTGAAGACCGTATTTTTTGCGGCGAAAAGGAATATAATAGAAGCTTTATAGAAACTATTATCCGCGAAGCTTCTCACTTTTCTATAAAACATATTGTAGTTGATGGCTTCTGCGGTATGGGGGGTGTAACTGCCGGTTTTAGCATGCTAAAGAACTGGAAGGTAATAGCTTGTATTAATCATTGGCAATTAGCTATCAAAACACACAAAACTAATCATCCTAATTGCCTGCATCTTTTAGAAGATTTCAGAACAGCGGATCTTACTATTATCAGGTACATGATTGCCGAGATCAAAAAACGCAATGCTGATATAAAGGTGCATTTGTGGTTAAGCTTAGAATGTACCAATTTCAGTAACGCTAAGGGTGGTAAATCCCGTGATGCTGATAGCCGTACTCTTGCCGATCATGCAGACAGATATGTGATTGAATTAAACCCTGATACGATCTGGATAGAAAATGTGAAAGAGTTCAGGTTATGGGGGCCAATGATACCCAAGGTTATTATCAACGCCGGCAAGAAAAAGAAAACCTTACAATTTAATCCCGATTTAGATAACGAAGATCTGTTTTTTGCTTCTTATATCGCTGATGGCTCTGCGCCTCAATGTCCTCTTATCATCAATAAAAAGAAGGGAACAATTGAGCCTTGGATGATACCTGAGGAAGAAGGCAAAGGGGAAGATTTCAAGAGGTGGAAAAAGCTTATTTGCTCTTTGGGCTATAATACTGATGAAAGGTTAATGAATTGTGCAGATTACGGAATACCACAACACCGGGTAAGATTAATCATGCAATTTAACCGTAAAGGTAATTCTGCTACTTGGCCAATGCAAACACACGATAAAAAAGGGCGCAATGGTTTATTACCATGGATGCCTGTAAAACCTTGCTTGGATTTAGAAGATGAAGGAGAAAGTGTTTTATCCTTTAAAACGCAAAAAGGTAAATTGGTTCCTCGTATCACTTCTTCCAAAACAATCGATCGTTTAATCAATGGTACAAATAAGCATGTATTAAAAGGCAATATTGATACCTGGATAGTTAAAACGAATAGCGCTAAAAATAATACTGATGTTTCCAGTGGGGCTTCTGTAGAAAATCCTTCACCTACTCTTACGTGTTTCGGTGGCCTCAATGTAGCAAAAGCGCATTTAATCGATCATTATTTTGGAAATGGCTATATGAAGTCCGTAGATGAACCTGCTAATACTTCAGGTACAAAAGACCGTATTGCCTTACATACTATACAGCACTTAAGTACATACCATTCGCGCGGGGATGGGAGCGGTTTAACTCAACCTGCGCCCGCCGTAATGACAAAAGATAAACATCCATTAGTAACAACTAAGTTTTTAATGGATACTGCATATAACAATGGCTCGGAAAGGTCTACCGAACTGCACGAGACCATAGGAATAATTACAGCTAATAGAAAATATTATTACCTGGTCAACTTCCAATGGTTCAGCGAAGGTTTGAACGCTGTAACAAACCCATCTAATACGCTGATTGCCCGGCAGGATAAATCACCTGATTACCTGGTAACCTTAGAAACGGGGGAATTGGCTATTGAGGTTTTCGACCATGATCCAGCACATTACAGAAAGCTCAAAAAATACATGGCTGAAAATGGTATTATCTCTATAAACATGCGCATGTTAAAAGAAGTAGAGATGTTACGCATAATGACCATACCAGAAAAAACAAGGCTCTCAAAGTCTTCGACTGCAAATAAGAAAATGATAGGTAATGCTGTACCAAGTGAATTGATAATGCACTTGGGTAAAGCTTACGAAGGTAACGACGCATCAATCCAACAGGTTGCATAAACCATATTTCAAACATAAAAAAACATAGCGATGAAAACATTACAACTCACTGAGGCAGAAGCAAGGAAATTATACCCAACTGCTCCAAATGAACTAAAGGTGATTTTTAAAAGCACCTTCGGCGAAAACGCCTTTTCTACTAGCCCAATTGACAGAATTAAAAGCTTTGAAGATGCCTGTGCCGAACTTGGTGAAGACCCCAATGCAGCCAGGTTCACAAAAGGCTCTATAAGTGGAAACGCTTTTGAAAAGATGCTGGTGATCAACAAAGCTTTAATCGGCAATTGGGTACCGGATTTCTCAAACACTAACCAATACAAGTGGGTTCCATACTACACGCACAATGGCTCTCGTCTTGTCTTCAGCCACGTCAACCTCTGGCTCACGCGCGCCAGCGTTAGTTCCCGCCTTTGCTTCCCGGATGCAAAAACAGCGGAATACTTTGGTAGACAATTTATTGACTTAATGAACGAGTTTTTTACATATTAAAATAGTTAACAGGTTGTGTATCGTCGGACTAATGTTTGCGTTTCTGGCTCTCGTCTTGTCTTCAACAACGTCAACAACTGGAACACGAACGCCAACGTTAGTTCCCACCTGGCTAAAACAATTATACTACGATACAGACCTTACCTCTTGGTAAAAAATCACTGATACAATGAAACCCACTGGTAGCCTGTTTTAAGGGCGAAGATGGGTTTTACAAAGCAAAGGCTATGAGAAGAGAAGATAATTTGTATAATGAAATGTGCAGCATAGAAAATATAACTATCGCTGCCGGTAAAGCCTGTCGTGGAAAATATGATCAAAAAGGGGTACAAAGATTTCTCGCAAATAAAGAAGAAAATATTAAAATCCTTCAACAACTATTGATAACGAGGCGCTTTAAAACCTCTCAATATTTCGTATTCCAAATACAGGACCCAAAGGAAAGAGACATTTACTCACTCCCTTTTTACCCTGATCGCATAGTACATTATCTTCTTGCTACTCACGTATTAGAGCCTGTTATTGCAAAGACCTTTACAGCCGACACATACAGTTGTATTAAAGGCAAAGGCATACACCCTGCTGCTAATGCAGTAAAAAAGGCATTGCGTAATGAACAGGAAACGCAATATTGCCTGAAACTGGATATAAAGAAATTCTACCCCAGCGTAGATCATTATATCCTAAAAGCCCTGTTGCGCCGTAAAATCAAAGATTGGCGTGTACTTTCTCTACTGAACAACATAATTGATAGTGCGCCTGGTTTACCGATAGGTAGTTACCTAAGCCAATACCTCGCAAATTTTTATCTCACCTACTTCGATCACTGGATCAAAGAACAGAAAGGAGTTAAATACTACTTCCGATATGCGGACGATATTGTTATCCTCAGCGATAATAAAGAATACCTGCATAACCTTTTAGCAGAGATCACCCGCTATTTACACGAAGAGCTAAACCTGACTGTTAAAGGCAATTATCAGGTGTTTCCTGTAGCTGCCCGCGGTATTGACTTCCTCGGTTATAAGTTCTACCATAGGTACATATTACTACGTAAGTCGATCAAGAAAAATTTTGCCCGTAAGATAGCCCAAGGGGCTAATCAATTGACAGTTGCCGCTTATATGGGGTGGGCGAAACACTGTAACAGTAAACACCTCGTAAAGAAATTAATTCACCAAAAAGCTGCTTGATTATGCCCGCAATATATGATGAAGCTACCCTACGCTTAGTTTGGGAAAAGATCAATGATAACGGCTGGACACTTAGAAAGACCGCCTTAGAACTTGATACTACTACGGATGTGGTTAACAGGATCTACGAAGCCGCCCGCAAACGATATGCGGTTAAGAACGTACGGCCTTCTAAAACCCCTAAGAAGCAAGAAGCGCCCTCGCTTGTGAGCTTTGAAAGGCCGAAAGCTGTGTATAGCAATCACTCGCCCTACCGTATTGTAAGTAGCGGATTGCCGGGTAATTAAGTTATCCGCTTCCTGTTTTAAACCTTATCCCTACTTGTAAACTGTAGATAATAAAATGCCTGAGATCAATATAATAAATGACGGAACATTCGATATAGCCCTTGGCCGGGATAGACAAACAAAGAACTGGAAAAACAGGGAAATGCTCTGGTCCACGCTGGTACAAAAGCTCAGTGTAACACATTACACCGCTGAAACGCACGCTGAGTATATGGCGGCAAAAAAATCCCGGCAGGATGAAATAAAGGATATAGGCGGCTTTGTAGGTGGATACCTGACAGGTGGCCGGCGTAAATCGGGGTCTGTGATGCACCGCCAGCTCGTTACACTGGACATTGATTTCGCTACCCAGGACATTTGGGACGATTTCACCCTGTTATATGGTAACGCTGCTGCTATCTACTCAACACATAAACATAGCCCTGAATCACCCCGTTTGCGGCTCATCCTGCCCCTTGATCGCCAGGTGTTCCCTGATGAGTACATGGCTATTTCCCGGCGCATTGCCGGCATACTGGGTATTGATTATTTCGATCACACGACCTTCCAGCCTTCGAGGTTAATGTATTGGCCGTCTACTTCAAAAGATGGCGCTTTTATGTTTGACTACCAGGATGGCGACTGGTTAAGTGCAGACGAGATACTTGCAACTTACCACGACTGGAAGGATACCAGCGAATGGCCGGTTAGTTCCCGTGAACAAAATGTAATTGGGCAAGCTGCCAAGAAGCAAGGAGACCCAACCGAAAAGCCGGGTATTGTCGGCGCATGGTGCCGTACGTACAGTATTACCGATGTAATAGAATTATTCCTTGATGATGTGTATGAAAGCTGCGACGTTGAAGGCCGGTTTACTTATAAAGAAGGCAGCACCTCGGGCGGCTTGGTGCTGTACGAAGATAAATACGCCTTTAGCCACCATGGCACAGATCCTATCAGTGGAAAGCTATGTAACTCCTTCGACCTGGTGCGCCTACACAAATACGGATTGAAGGATGAAGACACTAAGGAAGGTACACCAGGTAACAAACTGCCGTCGTATCTGGCAATGACAGAGTTTGCAACCAAGGATGTGAAAGTGCGTAAGCAATTAGGCACTGAGCGTCTACAGGACGCAAAAGGTGATTTCGATAACGTGGATTTTGACGAAGCAGAAGAAGGAAACGACGATTGGCTTGGTGAAATGGATGTTGACCGCAAAGGACATTATCATGCTACCATTAACAATATCGTTACTATCCTTGCTAATGACCCAAACCTAAAAGGCTGTTTTGCCCTTAATGCTTTTGAAAAACGTGAAGTTGCTTTGCGTAACCTGCCATGGCGCAAGATAACACCGGTAACAAAATACCTGGTCGATACTGACGATGCCAGTTTACGGCATTACCTGGAAGCTACCTATAACATCACCGGAATACAAAAAGTTAAAGATGCACTGGATATTACTGTAAGCAATAACAGTTTTCACCCGGTGAAAGATTACCTGCAATCACTTAAATGGGATGGCCGCGATAGGTTAGACCGTTTATTAGTGGATTACCTGGGCGCGAAAGATTGCCGGTACACGCATGCTGTAACGCGAAAAGCTTTTACCGCTGCGGTAGCTCGCATTTTTCAGCCGGGTATTAAGTTCGATCATGTGCTTGTTACGGTAGGTCCGCAAGGAAAAGGTAAAAGTTACCTCATTGATAAGATGGGCAAAGAGTGGTATAGTGATAGTCTTGGCACCATACAGGGCAAGGAAGCTTTTGAACAAATACAAGGTGTATGGTTGGTAGAGGTAGCGGAATTAGCCGGTTTAAAGAAAGCTGATATTGAAACCATCAAACACTTTATGTCTAAGCGTGAAGACCGGTACCGCGTAGCCTTTGGTCGCAGGGTAGAGAATTTCCCCCGGCAGTGCGCATTCTTCGGTACATCCAATAACCTCAATTTCTTACGTGATCCTTCTGGTAACCGCCGCTTTTGGCCGGTAGATATACACGAAATAAAGCCCATAAAGAACATTTTCACGGAGTTAACCAATGAAGTGATTAACCAGCTATGGGCAGAAGCAATAGTGCGATATAAGGCCGGAGAACCATTGTTTTTAAGTGCTGAGGTAGAAGAAGAAGCAAAGCAGGTACAAAGAGATCATAGTGAAGTTGATGAACGTGCAGGTATTATTCAAAAGTACCTGGATACCAAATTACCTGTTGACTGGGATGATTATGATGTATTTAAACGCCGGGAATTCCTGCGGGGTGATGAGCTGCAACCGGAAGGTACGATAGTGCGTGATCGCGTTTGTATTGCTGAAATATGGTGTGAATTGTTCGGGGGCATGCAAAAGGATATGACTACGCATAATACGAAGGATTTGCATAGCATAATGCAGACGTTAGAGGATTGGAGTGAAGGAAGTACGGGTAAACTAAGATTCAAAATTTATGGGCCACAAAAGGCGTATGTGCGTCTTTCTGGTAACCATAAATCGACACTTATAAATACCAAAAAAGTGTTCCACAAAGAAAAAATTGGTGGAACAAACGGAAGTTAAAAGTGTTACCACTGTGCCACAATGTTCCACAAAAAATAGGCTTTGTGGTAACACCTAAAAATAACAATATCAATTAGTTACAAGGATTTGTTACCACTGTGCCACAAAATAGACCTAATAGCATAAAAAGAATGATTAGAGAGAAAATTGAACCCGTAAACCTGCCTAATACGCGTAAATATACTTTATAAGGTTTTTGTGGCACAGTGGTTACACATAAAAAGAAAAAGTTTAATAGATGAAAATTACAACAGCACAACCAACCCCGTTAACTGAGCCTACCGGTACCCGTAGAAGGTTTGAAATTGATGGGGTAAAACCAGCCAGTGAGAAGCTACTTGAAAAGAAATTACGGGAAACCGTAAAAAAGCTTGGAGGTCTTGCAATCAAGTTTTTCGTTTTGTCCTTTACCGGTTTCCCGGACCGGATTGTTTTAATGCCAGGTGGCCAGATATGGTTTGTTGAGTTGAAGAGTACCGGTAAAAAACCAAGTCCCAGGCAAGAGATAGTAATAGCGCAGCTACGGAAATTAGGATTTACAGTTTACGTGATCGACACACAGGAATTATTGAGAGAATTTTTAAACGCCATACAGAAATGATTTATACGCCTTATCCATACCAGCAGCATGCAGAAGAACACATTTTGAATAATCCAAGTTGCGGCCTTTTCTTAGAAATGGGTTTGGGTAAAACTACAATCACGTTATCTGCTATTCAACGATTGATGTTTGAAGAATTAGAGGTTAATAAAACTTTGGTAATAGCTCCTAAAAGAGTAGCTGAAGATACCTGGAGCACAGAAGCGAATAAATGGGAACATTTGAAAAGGTTGAAATTATCGCTGGTAATAGGTTCTGAATCTGAAAGGATAAGAGCATTAAAAGCTAAAGCTGATATATACATCATAAGTAGAGATAATGTTGCTTGGCTTGTAAGTCTTTACGGTTTAGCCTTTCCGTTCGATATGGTGGTAATTGATGAGCTATCAAGTTTTAAATCATCAAAGGCAATTCGTTTCAGAGCTTTAAGAAGTATAAGGCCATTGATAAAACGTATTGTGGGTTTAACCGGGACACCAGCACCTAACAGCTTACTTGATCTTTGGGCGCAAATATATCTTTTAGATAAAGGAGAAAGATTAGGCGATAAAATAGGCGGTTATCGTGAGCGGTATTTTAAGCCTGATGCAAGACAAGGAGCTTTTGTACACAGCTATAAGCTGAGAGATGAACGGGCAAAGAACATTTATAAAAAGATCGGCGATATATGTATCAGCATGAAAAGCGAAGATTACCTGGCTTTGCCGCAACGTATCGATAGGATAGTTCCGATCAAATTATCAGCTAAAGTGATGAGCCAATATAATGAGTTTGAGAGAAAACAGGTTTTGGCTTTGGAAGAGATCAACGACATAACTGCTGTTAATGCTGCGGTTCTAAGCAATAAGCTTTTACAATTTGCCAATGGCGCAATTTACGATGATACTAAAGTTTACCATAGCATTCATGAGGCAAAACTTGAAGCATTGGAGGAGATAATCGAAGTATCGAACGGGCAACCGATTCTCGTATTCTATTCTTTCAAGCATGATCTTGAAAGAATGCAACAATATCTGAAAGCGCATAAACCTGTAGTGCTGAAATCTTCGAAAGAAATTAAAGATTGGAATGATCAAAAGATACCTGTTTTATTAGCACACCCAGCAAGTGCAGGACATGGGTTGAATCTACAAGCAGGCGGTAATATTATCATTTGGTTTGGGCTTACGTGGAGCCTTGAATTATATCAACAGGCCAACGCACGTTTACACAGGCAAGGGCAAACTAAACCTGTTATCGTTCATCATCTGGTAGCTAGTGGCACCATGGATGAAGATGTTTTAAAATCCATTGAAGGAAAAGCAACAGGACAAAACGCTTTAATGGATGCAGTAAAAGCGAGAATAAAAAAATACAAGAAGCTGATTAATGCAGCTTGATTAATTAACCAATAAACCCGAAGCGCTATGAGCATTTTTTCTGACAACTTGAAGCTATTACGTAAAGTAAAGCATAAGACACAGTACCAGATTTCGCAAGAATTAGAGATAACTATTAAAAGGTATGCGAAGTGGGAAGAGGGCAAAAGTGAACCAGCATTTACAGAGCTTATAAAGCTTGCTGAATATCACTCAAAGACGCTGGACGACTTAGTTAGAAGACGACATAATTTAGTATCCTGCTAAATATTAGAGTAATCATTGTTATGACTTTTTTATTTGATAGTTTTGGCTAATGAAGTTAGTTCAGGTAATTCCACATAACTATAAAAATTAGTAATCAGTCAATGCCCCTTTCTAATCAGCGAGCACGTTTCTGCGAAGAATACATAGTCGATCTTTCCCAAAGAAAGGCGGCTATACGTGCCGGCTTTTCCGAGAGAAGCGCTAACGAAATTTCTTCCAGGTTGATGGATGATCCTGAAGTACAGCAGCGGATAAAAGAACTAATCAAGAAAAGATCAAAGCGTGTTGAAATAACAGCCGATATGGTTATCTACGAGTTAGCTACTATCGGCTTTTCTCGTATTACTGACTTCCTGAAAGTCGAAGAACTTACTTACGAAGATCCGTTAGCCGCACAGGAAGATGATATAGACGATATTGATGATATAGACGACATACTTGATGAACGTAAACAGGTAACGCGATCAATTAAACACGTTGATATATTCAAAACTGACGATGTTGATCCTGAGAAGATCCCTGCCATTGCGTCTATCAAGCATGGCCGTAATGGCATTGAATTAAAACTGCACGATAAAGTGAAGGCGCTTGAAAGCTTAGGTAAACATTTGGGCATTTTTGAGCTTGATAACAAACAGAAGAAAGACGAGATCAAAGTAAGTTATTACGGTGATGAGGATGAGCCTGAAGACGAATAATGCACTTTAAATTTCATAGATACCTATTTAACCCGCTGTTCTGGATACTACAGTGGGCGCTTAAACAGGATAAGATACGTTACATCTTTATCTATGGCGGTTCATCGGCATCAAAGACGTACACTATAACCCAGGCGCTATCAATAGAAGCAGCAGAGTGGAAAGCCTCAACAATGGTTCTCAGAAAGTTTGGCGTTGACATTGAAGATAGTGTGTATGCCGATTTTAAAGAGGTTGGCGGTATAATGAAAATGGGGTTTATACAGAAGTTCATTAAACGCCTGATACGATACGCTAACGGGGCTATTATCCGGTTTCGTGGATTGGATGAATCAGAGAAGTTAAAAGGATTGAAAGGGTTTAAATATCTCTACTACAATGAATTTTCCCTGTTTGACCAGGCAGACTTTAACCAGGGAAAGAAAAGGCTTAGAGGTATGAGAGGGCAAAAGATTATTGCCGACTGGAACCCAATTATACAAACACATTGGATCAAGACCGAGATACTGGACAAAGAAGAGTGGGAAGACTTTGAAATACCGGATTTAAACGCACCAACGAAGTATTGTAAGCTGGACGCGGAAACGTCATTTGTGCGAATTAACAAAACCGGGAATATGCTGTTGATCCGGGTTACCTACAAAGATAATTTCTGGGTAGTAGGCCATCCTTCAGGTAAACCAGATGTAGGATTTTACGATGAACACGTAGTAGCTGATTTTGAATGGGATAAAAAGCATAAACCCAATGATTACCGGATATACGGTTTAGGTGAATGGGGATTGGTAAGAACAGGCAGTGAGTTTTGGAAGTCGTTTGATGAGAGTGTGCATGTCAAAGTATTAGCACCATATCGTGAAGGAACTATACACGTATCACTCGACAATAACGTACAGCCTTATGTAACAGTGTCCGTTTGGCAGATAGATGAAAAGAAAAAGGTTATCAGGCAGTTACATGAGATACCATGCAGAGCACCCGACAATACAGCCGCTAAAGCAGCATTGAAGTTGAGTAAATGGTTAACGTCGATTGGTTATAAAGATGCAGTTTTTATCTATGGTGATCCATCAGCTAACGCAAAATCAACAGTAGACGATAACGGTAAAAGTTTTTTTGAAAAGTTCATTGATACACTTGGCAATAAAGAGAAATGGCGAATACATAACCGTGTACAGAAATCGGCACCGCAGGTTTCTTTATCCGGTGATTTCATTAACGATATATACGATGGACTAATCGATGGTTGGAAGATTGAAATTAACGTAACGTGTAGGACCAGTATAGACGATTACTGTATGACAAAGGAGGACATGACAGGTAAAGTGTTGAAAGAGAGAAAGCCAGACAAGGAACTTGGTATAAGCTATGAACGTTACGGCCACTTCTCTGATGCAAAACGATATTTCATAACAACAGTATTGGCAGCATTATTCGCACAATACAGAGCCAGGAAAAAACGAGTTGGCAGTTATGCCGCTTAAACTATAACACTATGGTACTTTCTTACCCGCAAATCAAAAGCATCATACTGGATAACCCTAACAAGGCGCTTATTCAAAAGGGTGTGGATTATAACAAAGCAATGCGTATGCACTTGTACGGCGAAAACCTGACAGGGGCATTAACGACTATTGACGGTATGGAAAGTGCCACATTGCAAACCTTGCGGGTAAAATACGCAAAGAGTAATAAAGATTTATTTGCCAGGTTAGGCCGTAACTGCGATAAAGTATTTTCTGCGCGTGGTGGTTCAGTTTATTATAACCTTGATAACGCCACTACCGGTAGAGCTGCAGCAATGAACCTGAATATTACCAATGGCTATTCAACGAAACAATGGGTGCAGCACTTTTGGCTAACGCATTTAAAAGACGATCCCATGGGATTAATCTTTATGGAGGTTGGTAATGGTACAGATTCAACATTCGGCATTGCGTTTCCTACTTACAAAGCCATTTGTGATATTTATGATTACCCGGCACCGAAAGGCTCGTCGTTAGATTACGTATGCTTCAAATTATCACAGAACGATAAACAGGCGTATGGGGTAGATGTAGACTATGAAGCGTACAGGATTGTAGATGATGCTTTTGATTATATCGTTAAGAAGGATAATGGCGATGTAATCGTCTTAAACGATTTAACGTTCCCTAACTATTTTGGCAGTGTACCGGCTATAATGAACAGTGATTTTACAACTGGGCAAGATGAAACTATCCGGGTAAGCCTGTTCGATGATTTGAAGGAGCTGGCAGACCACTTCCTGTTAAAAGGTTCGATCAAAGTAACACACGAATTTTTACACGGGTTTCCGAAGTATTGGGAATATGCCGACGACTGCATGGAATGTAAAGGAACGGGCTATAAGGATGCAGACCCATGCACGAAATGTAAAGGCACAGGTCGATCGTTAATGACTAAGGTGAGCGATTCTAAATTGATGCAATACCCTCAATCAAAAGATGATCCTATTGTTACTCCTAACGTAGCAGGTTATGTCGAACCTTCAAAAACTTATTACGAAATATCTACTACTGAACTGGGGCTGTTAGAAGATTTAATGAACTTCACCCTGTGGGGCATAACAGATAAGCACCAGGCGATCGGCCCGGATGCAAATAGCCAGCCTTCTAAAACTGCAACGGAGATAAAAGACGACAACCAACCTTTAGTGGCCCGTCTTACGAGTATATCAGAGAGTGCGGAAAAGCGGCACAAGTTTATCGCTGATATGGCTATCATGATCAATTTAAAGCAGTTAGCCTATACCGGTTCTTCAATTAACTATGGCCGCAGGTATCTTATCTATAATGAAGATGAAGCCTGGTTAAGATATTCAGGAGCACGCAAAGACGGAGCACCGCAAGCTACGCTGGACGATTTGTTACGGGATTACCTCGAAACAAAATACCAGGGCGATCCTATCACGCTTACCAAGATGCTAAAGTTTATGGCATTAGAACCGTTTGTGCATTTAACAATAGCGCAATGCGAACCGCTGGTAGAGCTGGAACTTGACTATATCAAAAAGCTTTATTTCTGGGAGTGGGCAAATACGTTGATCAATAACGAGCCATTGATTTATACACTGCCCATGCTTGCGGATTCTCTTACTCAGTATGCTACTGCTAAACTGGCAGCTATCCAACAGGGCAGACAAGACCAGGCAGCTATTCAATTGGAGCAGCAAAAAGCGACCGCTGCCATAGCTGCCATTAAGCAGGGCAATACAGTGGAGGAAACAGTGAACTAATGGTAGTGATAGATAACAGATATGAGCTTGGCGAAATAGTTTATCTGGTTACAGATCCAGAACAACGAAAAAGGCTCATTACCGGTATAAAGGTTTGTGTCGATAAGTCCATTTTATACGAATTGATATGCGGCACTTTTCAATCTTATCACTACGAAGCCGAGTTGTCAACAGAAATAGATTTTGAAACCAAAATGAAAGCATGAAAAATAAATTAACTATTGAGATAGAATACCACGAAGGAGCTTTAGATAAAGCCATTGAGTTCATCCATGGCCGTACTGACTTTATCGACCAGGTAAAGCAGGATTTCCTACCTGAAGACAAAACTATTACAATAGACCTAACGAAAGTGCAGGATGAGGATAGGCGCAAATACCTGATGAACAATTTTGTATGTGGCCTTATTGTAGTGCAGGAAGAAGCTGTCAAATATGCAAACCAAACTAACTAATATGTTACCATTTGAATTTCCTGAAAGCAATGATGTTTTAAGAAAGCCTGCGGATATGACCGAAGAGGAATGTAGTGATTTACCGATAGCAAGGTTTAAATACCCTGATGGCATGCGTGGAGTTTGTTCCTTTTGGAAACTGAACAAAGAGGAATTAGAAGAGATACAACAGACCGGTGGCATCTATATCTTATTTGTTGGTGATACTCACCCACCTTTTCACCCACAAGTGGAGAACCCGTTTAAGTAGTCAATTATTTACTAACCAATATAAACATTTACAATTATGGCTTTACATCATAGAATCAAAGCAGCTCTTGTGAAGAAATACAATATTCTTGCAGGGGAAGAACTATTAACAGCATTACAGACCGATGAAAAAGGTCTAAGTGAAGAAGAAATTACCGAAGTGCTTGAAGAAATCAGGATCTATAATGCAAATCCTCCTGGTGAAAATAAACCAGCACCAAAGCCGGCAAAGAAAACAGCTACAGTAGTAGAAGGTGATTACAAGCATAAAGTTTATGAGGAATGGCGTGTTGAAGCTACCGGCCCCAAGGATAACAAAACGATTGAAAAGCTTAAAAAACTTCGTTCAAACGTAAAGCTACACGCTGATGCGGTTGAACAATTGAACGAAGCCGGTAAGACAGCCGCAGAACTTAAACAGGGCGGCCATTACATTATGTATTTTGAAGCTGAGTAATCAGCTTCTTTTAATCTTATTTACTCACAAAGAATTAAAACTGACTATATGCTTACAGTAGAGCAAAAAAAATTTATTGCCAAAACGCTTAGAATTCCAGAAAATGATTTCGAGGCGGCGTTAAAAGACGAAAAGGAAGTATCGTTAACAATACCTCAAAACTTAACGGTATTGGATGAAGCAGAGCTTAAAAGGGTTAAAGATGCAGAATATGACAACGGGAAGACAAAAGGTGTAGAAATGGCCGTTAAAGACGTAAAAGAAAAACTTAACCTCGACACACAGGGCAAGACTATAGAAGGACTGATTACGGCAGCACAAAAAAAGGCATTAGATGATGCTAAAATCGAACCTGATAAGAAGGTAATCGCGTTAGAAAAGGATATTGAAACCCTGCGCACACAGAATACTACTTTAACAACTCAGTTGCAGACGAAAGACAAAGAAACAAACGCCGCAATGGTTGATCGTGAGATATTCAAAGCATTACCTTCCCTAGGTGAAAATGCTGCTGACGTAGATACAGTTGTTTCTATCATGCGTGCAAAAGGTATTGACTTTAAAATCGAAAATGGCCAATTAGTTGCCGTGAAAGGTGATGATGTTATTAAAGATAATGTAGCAAAAGTTATTCCTGTTAAAGACGTGATCACAAATTTTGCCAAAGAAAATAAACTGATGTTTGAGGCACCAGGTGGAGGAGGTAGAGGCGGTGGCGATTCTAAACATAAAGTTGTATTTACGAAGCTTAGTGAGTTGCAAAAGCATTATGAAAGCCAGGGCAAAAGTGCTAACGGGCAAGAGTTTCAGGCAGAAGCACAGAAGATAAAAAAAGAGAATCCTGACTTTGATTTAAACGCATAATAAACATTAAGCATACTGATAAAAAGCCACCATAACAAGTGGCTTTTTTAATTCCCCAATAATGGCGTATTTTACTAAATATTAAAGTAATTACTAATTTGTTTTGGTAGTTGTTTTTTTTCTCTTCACTTTTACACTGTCAATGTAAAGGGTTAAGTCCCGGTGGTATATGTTGGCAAGGAAAAAATAAAAATTGAGACCAAGGTGCTGGTCTCGGGGTATTCGCCCAAGGTGATGGGCAACTATTGTTAACTCCCAAAAACAATGGCAAATTTTTCTACGGGAAACTTGGTTACTGCACAAACAATCTTAAACGATAAGTACTCCAAGCCCGAAATGCGTATGAAGCCATGCCCGGCTTACGCTCTCCTTACCGGTAACACTGACTTTATGATGGAATCAGCCGCTGTATTACGTACAAGGGAAGATCGTCCTATTGAAGCTCACCTGTTAACACGTACTAAAAGAGCTACTACAAACGCCCGTTCTTACAATCACACAGGTACTATTGATGATTCACAAAAAGTCACCCTTACGTGGGGAACAAAAGCGGACAAAACTACTATTTCCTTAAAATTACTGGATAACTCCGTGTTTGAGTTCAACGCTGTTCTTGCTAATAAGCTGGAACAATGTATGATGAACATTGTGGAGGACTTGGAAACCGCAACTATCAACTACCTGTTAGCACAACGTACCCAGTTTAGCGCTGCATTGAAAGGCGCAACGTTCAACGCTGCAACTGATGTTACAGAGATTACAGCAGATAGCAAAAATCAGTTCTACCAGTTGGTTAAATCTGTTATGAAACAGAACAAGTACAAAGGCCAATTGGATGTGATAGCTGATAGCTTGATGTATGTAAGTGCTGAATACCAGGCTGCACAAGGTGCCGGTAACCAAAGCAATCTTGCATTCCAGTTCAATGGTTTAAACATCGCTGAAAGCATTGAATTAGCAGACGCTAACTATCCCGCAGGTATCGTTCTGGCTATGCCTTCACAAACCACATGTGCGTTAACGTGGATTCCTAAACAAAACCGTAATGGTTGGGGTGATTACAACTCTTATAATGGTGGCTTTGGAACTATCAGCGATCCATGGGGCTTGGGTTTAACGTTCGCGTTACATGGCTATGCACAGAGATCCGATACATCCGCAACGAATGGTAATACTCAGGACGTTACTATGGAATTTGAAGTTTCCCTGGATACTTCATTTAACAAAGCTCCGCTGAGTGGTGCTAACAGCGAATCCGTTATTTACGAATTGGCACAGGTAGCATAAGCAATCATCTGCGTTAAAACAATTTCATCACTATTCAATTATTGAAAATGAAAAAAGGTTTTATGCTGTTGATGATTGCCTTATGCACCATCACAGCTATTTCGGCTCAACAGCCAACAAAAATGCCTCTTGTTGCAGGCGATACAGTAGTTAACACCGGTAGTGTTACCAAAGCTTTTACAGTAACAGCAGGTTATTCCACCCTTGGTGTGCAGGCGAATCTTGTAAAGATCTCTGGAACTGTAGCCGGTAAAGTGTATCTGCAAAGTTGCCTGGACAATAGCCACTTTACTACTACTGATTCTGTTACAGTAACGGATATAGCAGTTAATACCATAAGGTTTTCAAAGCCTGCTCCATCGGATACATATTATCGGGTGGTTGCTACAGGATCGGGTACCATGTCGGCGGTGTTGACAGTTTATTACGTGCCTAAAAAGTACCAAACTCCTTAATGCCAGATACACTTCAATATAGCAATGGCTTTGATCTGGACAAGATTAACAAAGCGCTTATCGGTAGGGTAGGTTGGTTACAATCTACCATTACCGGAGCGCCTGTTATGAATGCTGCGAATTTAAAGTCATTGAGTGGAAGGTTTTTCAACGATGGAAGTTTTCATGCGCTGGTAAATATCAATAACCTAAAAGCAGTACAGGAAGATCCGCAAATATCAGATGATGCTTTCAACGCATTGCTACAACGGATGCAACAAGCTGCTATATTACGCTCTTTGAATGGTGTATTGAACGAACCGGAATACCTGGAACAATCGCTATTGTATAATCGTGCTACAAGGAATGATCAACCTGTTAATAATACAGGGTTATTTGTTGGGTACGAGATCAAAATAGCAAACACATTTGATGTTTCTGTTCAAATAAACAGTGCAACTTTTCTTTTTGATACTGATTGTGCATTTACGCTTTACCTGTTTAAAGATGGCGTTAAAACGCCTGTATGGACTGGTGATATTGATCTGCAAGCGAATGAAAACACTGTTGTCGATTTATCTAATTGTATTCTGAGCTATATAACTGCCGGTACGAAAGGTAACCGGTACTACTTGGGGTATTTTCAAAATGATCTCGGCGGGGCAAGAGCAATCCAGGAACAAACATGGGATTGGAATAAGACGTGTATGTTTTTAGCTATGCCCGTAAGCGCAGCCCAATTGAAGGATGATAACGGAGGATTAGTAACAGATTTTGATCGTAACCAACGGTACGAATCTTTACTGCCCTTTGGTTTTAACCTGGAAGTAAGCGCTTTTAGAGATCATACACAACAGGTAGTAAAGAAAGCCTTTCTGTTCGATGAATTGGTCGGCCTTACGATGGCTTATATGTGCATCGAACAAATCCTGTACAATACCCGGAGCAATGATAAGCAACGCATTCTATCTGATAATACAGCGCAGTTTGCTGCACAGCTTGATCTTAACGGAGTTATGGCATTGCCAGATACTCCGCAAACAACAGGTTTAAAACAGCGTATCACAAGAGAACTGGAAAGAGTTAAAAAATCACTTTACCCCAAGCCAAAAGCTTTAACCGTAAGTCAATTCAATGTTAGTAACCCGACAGGATATAGTAGCAGGTATTGATATTCCTATTGACGGGCTACAAAAGAAAATGTATCCCGCTTTAAAGAAAGCCTGGAATATCAACAATGATCTTGATTATCAATGTTACTCACGTTGTTATAGAAACAAGATCAAAGACGGGTTTATAGCTGAGATATATACCGGGGTAGATGAATACAAAGAACTCTTTTTAGATGATACCCTGATAGCTCATTCTTTCTTCGGTGTTGGCGACGTTAAAATCGGATTACTGAACACAACCACTGTGCACCTGGTCTTTTTCGTGAATCTCGAAAAAATAAAAGGAGGTAGACTTGATGAACAAGTAAGGCTTGATGTTCACCAGATCCTCAATCAATATCCTTTTGGTTTTATTCCTACCAAACAAGTAACAGGAGTAGAAAAGTCACTGGCTGAGTATGCCGGCTCTCGCAGAGATCACCGGTTACAGTTCGCTGATATGCACCCTTACCATGTTTTCAGGTTTGAGATGGATATAAGCTATAAGCCTTTTAAAAGTAATTGTTAACCCTCACAAAAATTAATTATGGGAGCTGCTACTAAGGCGTGTAAAGTCGCCAATACAATAAAAAATACAGGCATTGAATGCGGCAAGTTCTTAGGCCCCGCTGCAATGCTTATCCCTGTCCCAAA